TTAGGGTGCGCTTATTTGAGCTGGGACCAATTTGGGACCAATCTGGAGCTTTTCCATTTCGCTCCAGTCCGAGCTTGAGTTGATCCAACGCGCATAAGTCGAGAGCAGCATCTGCACACTATGGCCGAGCTGCTGGGAGATGAAGGCGGGGTTCATGCCAGACATAATGCATATTGTCGCATAGGTGTGACGACAGTTGTATGGCGGCCGACGACGGATATTCAGAGCGTTCAAAGTCGGAATCCACTGCTTGTGCAGGTCAGATGTCTGTTTCACGTACTCCGAGTTCTTTGACGGCGGGAAAATGAAGGGCGTTTCCAGCACTTTCCCTTTGCCTTTTTTCCGACGCTCCGCGTACTCCCTGGCAAATTGCAGGGCGTGCATGGCCCGGTCATTCAACAAAACGAATCGGTCTCCGCCGGTTTTCGTGCGCTCCACCACTTCCCCCAAGGCGATCCCGCGACATACGTGGGCCGTCCTCTTCTCTTCGTCAGCCGCATCCCAGCGCATCGCCAGGGCTTCGGATAGGCGCATCCCCGTAAAAAAAACAAACTCAAAAAATGCCGCATAGATCGTACTGGGCCAGTGACTGTGCTCGTACATTTTGGCGATGATCTGGTTTGCCTCGTCTAGGGTGAACGGGTCGATTTCCTTCTTAATACGCTTGGGCAGCTCCAGGATCGCCGCCGGGTTCTTTGGGATCAACTCCTCAGACACAGCGGAGTTCAGTATTGTCGACAGCTTCGAGATCGCGTTGCGCTTCACCCCTGGCGACTTCCACTCCCTGGAAGCCATAACCCGGCGGAGCAGCGTGGTGGTGATCAGGTCGATCCGCACCAGGGCCAGCCCAGGCATCCAGTACCTGTTTAGCGCTCCCTTGTAATTCCCCTTCGTGCCGGCCACTACCTCGCGGCTATCCAGCCAGAGCTGAGCGTACTCGCCGAAGTTGATCTTCCCGCCGGCGACGTTGCTGGAACTGGGGAATAGCTCGGCGTACTTGTCGTCGTCGAGCAACCCCAGCTTGATCAGCCCCTTTACCTGATCAACAACCTGTGAGGCTGATTTGATTCCTTTCTGTGTCGCGGGATAGGGGAGCGTTTCACTGCGCCGGCTGCCGTTCCGCATAAACCGGATGCGGATCGATCCGTGGTGGAGGTCCATTCCTGCGGGCAGACCCACTGACTTTCGAGCCATTCGTAATATCTCCTGATGCTGTAGATGATCCTGCTGCCATGCTTATTCCAGACGCCAAGAGGTATCTGGTTCCTGGCTCGCTTTGAGCGCAGCGCCGCAATGGTGGTGCCGAGGATTTCGGCCATTTGCGCCTCGGGAACCTTGTCACCGGTGACGCCATCGTTGAGTTGTTCTGCCGCTGACATATCTACCTCCCGCTGGCCGCCGTGGGCCGCGCTGTCTTGATGAAGTGAATGACCACGCTGAAGGTGATCAGCATCCAGCCGCAGGCGCCGGCGAAGGCGTAGAGGATGTCGGCCGTTCCGCCGTCCGCCAGAAGGCGTGGGGCGATCCAAAAGAGCCAGCCGCCGCTGCCGACGAGGTACAGCAAAGTGCCCAGCAGGATCAGGGTGACTTTGAATGCGAACATGTGGTGTCCTTGCCGCGCTGGGCGGCTATCGGATTTTTTGATAGTGATTGTTATTTGGGAGTATCTTTGCCACGCTCACTCAGAAGGGAACGCTCTTTACCGGCCCACGGATGGCGAGGCTGAACCTTCTGGGTGAGCACCTCGCCCGCCGCTCACCGACAGGCCCGTAGGGGAATGTAGTGATGGCGTTTTGCTGATATTTAAAATGCGTGAGGTTTTGTGTACAAAAGGGGCTCAACTAAGTTCGTGATGAGGCATGGACGTGTCACACAACTTCGATGCACCAATAGCGCACGCCTATCGCTGCCACGTAATGTTCCTCAAGTTCGACTGGCGCCGCCCGAACGATGATTCTCCTGTTGCTGCCAAGATCATCGAGCCGGCACTCATTGATGGCTTAGGTGAGGTTGCTGCTGAGTTGAAGGGGCCGTGGCCTGACTACCCGGCAGCGCTGGGTGATGCGATGGCGGCCGCAGAGCGTTGGGTAGACAGCCAGTTGCCCTGATGCCGCTCACCGCCAGGCATTTAGGGGGATTGGGGTTAGGCTGTTGCGAACAGATCGAGTTGGTCTGATTCGACCTTCTGCTCTTGCTGCCGGAGTACTTCGAATTCGATGCGTGCTCGGGCGATCGCCGCGTACTGCTCGTCAATCTCGCAGCCGATGAACTCGAAGCCCTCGCGCATTGCTGCTTTGCCGGTGCTGCCCGACCCCATGAATGGGTCCAGCGCTACACCGCCGGGCGGTGTCACCAGTCGAAGCAGGTATGCCATCAGGTCGGTAGGTTTGACGGTTGGGTGGTTGTTGCCTTTCGTTTCAGTCGTCTCGACCTTTCGCAGGGTGGTGCCCATCTTGAACTGAGGTCCTGGGTTGACCATCCCTTCGTGCCGATCGGTGCGACTGGTCTTTGCGCAGTAGAAGAAGCGGGCAGCGCTGCCGGTATCCAGCCGACGATCGCCGGGCTTCATCTGAAAACCAACGATACCGCCATTCTCGCTGCCTGCACTCGCCTCCGTCGCTCGCCCTCGCTTCATCCTGCCGTAGCAGTTTTGTCCGGCCCGCTGTGTGTCGCTGGTGCTGGCAGCGGCGAGCTGACCAGGTGCGTCAGGGAACATGGCCAGTACGGCATCACTTCCGTCATGTATCAGATTCGCCGGCCATCTACCCAAGCGGCTGGCCTTGTCGACGTTGGCGGTAACTTTTTTGCCGTGGGCCGCTACGTGTTCTGTGTCATGCATCCAGGGTCTCACCCAGCCTTCCGGCTTAGATACTTTCCCGCTCTCATCTCCGCCGCCGAGTCGCTCGCCCGTAGGGTCAACACGGCAAGCATCAATGTTCAGGGCGCCGGTACCGTGCTCGGCAACGTTCGATGCGACCGTTCCAGAGAATGGTTTGCGCGCCATGCAGATTGGTTCGTGCGCTGGCTTCAGTGCGGTACCCCATCCAGCGCGATCGCCCTTCAGGTTGTGCGACTTCGGGAAGCCTGAGCCAAACACCCACATGATCTGGTCGCGGATCTCAAACCCGGCCATTTCAATTCCAACCGCCATATGGTGGTAAGTGCGTGCCGCCGCGAACGAGAGCAGGTGACCGCCCGGCTTGAGCACTCGCAGGCATTCGGTTGCCCACTCCAGCGTGAAGGCCTGGAAAGCGCGCATGCCTTCGGGTGTCAGGTCATACTTGCCGGCCTCGGCGGCCACTGACCTGTGACCACCATTCGGACCGCAGGTCGAAGCGTGTGAAGGCATGCTGGCTCGGTAAGCGGCTCGAGCCTCGATGTCTTCGCCATCCCAGCTCTTGCCCATGAAGCGAATACCGTAGGGCGGATCGGTGACCACGCTGTCAATACTGTTATCCGGAAGCGTCCGCATCGACTCAATGCAGTCGCCGATCAAAACGCGATGTTCTTTCATGGCCTCGGCCCCTTGTAGATGAAGACGTAGGCGAACCAGAGGGTGGCGATCATGGCGTCACCCGGCGTGCCCACCAGCAAACCGGGCCATCGTCCGTGTCGTGAATGGCCAGGCAGAACCAGCCTTCGCCATCAGGCCGATCCGGTTCCCAGTAGCTGCAGTCCGGGTCGCCTGCTTCGAAATAGCGCTCAGAGACCGCTTCGTCGCTGTGGTATTCGAGGCTTACCATCTTCACCTGCAAGCCCTGTGTAGCGATCCAGGCCTTGCACTTATCACCGTCGCCCTCGTCGAAATCGGGCATATCGGGGTGAGCGAACATGCCGTATTCGTCGCGCACGACCGGGGCTGGCAGGATCAATTTGATTTCTTCAGGCATGACTTCGTCCTTGCCGCTATAGCGGCTGATTGTGAGGGGGAGGGATTAGTTAATGACCTTTGGTCGGATATGCGGAACCTTCGGCGCCACGCGTAGCTATCCACCGGCGTTGGTGTAATCTTGAGCGACACACATCTAATGAGGCCGGACCATGCGTACCCGCGGTCAGATCTACTGGAATTGGGCTGATCCTGAATTGCATTGCCGCAATCACGATGAGCGTCTTCCATCTGGCATCTTGCTGAACATCCAAGTCCGACTGTCAAAGACCAATCAGACCCAGTTATTCGTTGGTGTTTACGGACAGACTGGAATGATGATTTTTGAAGATAGTTTTCTTGATCGCCCGGCGCAGACCATGTCTCAGGCTCTGGTCTGGGGCTTGGATTTTGCTCGCGAGAGAGCTACGCAGTCCGTACCCAACCTTGCTTCTCCCCCAAAAGAGCGACGTCAAAGGTCGTTCTAGCTTCGAATTCAACCGCTTATCAGCTGATGTGGATCTTTGGAGCGAGTGACTTGTCACTCTTTTGGATCCCAAATTAATCAGATCCGTTATGAGGCCCACTTGGATGAGCCTTTGAGGAAAGCGGTATGGAAGACGTTCGATTCAAATACCACGAGCTGCTCGTAGAACTCGATGCCGCCACTAGCAAAATGATGATGTTGGTGTCGGCTGGGCAGATGACCGGGCCGGAGTGGCTCGAGTCTGCTCAGAAGCATCATTACGCCTATGAGGCTTGGAAAGATTTTCTAAGGACTGCCCCGGCAGCTTCGGAAAGTCGCCATTAGTCAGCAGGCGATGTCTTGAAATATGCACGTTTCGCGAGAGGAGTACGGATGTACTCCTATCGGGATTTGGCTGACTCGGCCGTCTTTGCCTGCCGCGCCTTGAAGCGCTCGTAAGGCCCGCCGGGCAGCGATGCAATCTCGTTGGCCGCCTTGATCAGTAGATCGCCCAGGGCTTTCTGTGCCTTCGGTGTGAATGCCTTGAAGCGTGTGCCCGGCGGGTAATAGGCGGCGTATGCCAGGCGAGCGCAAAGCGTCGAGGCTTCGTCGAGGCCGCTACTTCGACCGTACCCGATTAGGGTTTCGCGATCCTCCAGAATGGGCACCACCGATACCGGAGCGAACTGCTCGACGCCAAACGCCAGATACGCCACCCACAGGCCCTGCACATACTCGTCGGCGTAACCCGTGCGATCATCGCCTCGGGCCAGGGATCGACCATCGAGGAAGCCGTAGACCGGGTGCTTGGTTGCCATCACCCATTTTTCAAAGCGCTCGCGCTTGCCTTCTGGTTGTTCGGTATGGCGAGGGGACAGCAGGTCAATCTGCTCATCCGCTGCGGTCAGGTGCTGTTGCAGTTCTTTCTCCCGGCGTTCAGCGGCAACGCAGCGCTCGGCAGCAGTAAGAAAGCATTGCACGGCGCTGTCGTAGTTTTCAGCGAGAACAAAGAGCCGGCCCTCGCTGGCGTGGATGATCTCGAATTCGGCGGGAGAGCAAGGTCTTGCTTGTGCCTCCCCTCCGAACGCCCCGATGTACCACTTCTTCACTTCGCTCATACAGCCTCCAGCGCTACCAGATCATGGGCATTCACAACCGTCATGCCGAGGCGTTCGGCGATCAGGACTTCCAGTCGGGCACCCTTTGAATGCTCCCAGCCGGGCAGGGTGGCCACGGTGTCGCAGTCCATCAGTGCGGAAATGTCGCGGCGCATGCAGTCGTTCCAGGTGCCGCCGTCGGGGTTGATCTCGGCGGGGTTGGTGACGGTGTGGCCACCGGCGCGCAGGTTGGTGGTCATGGCGTGGAAGGCCGCGAAGTTGAGGCCGGGCAGGCCGGTCATGGGGCCACTGAGGTAAATCTTTTTCACGGGGAGTCCTTGACGGGCCATGCCCGGGGTGTGGTGCTACGATGGCCCCTTCCTCTAAATGGGCTGGACCATGACTAAGCACGATATTTACGATGAGATTGAAGGCTTTCAGGTTTGGAACTACATGGAATGCGACAAGGACGAGGAAGGCCGGGAGACCTGGCGTATCAACGTCGAGGTGAAGCGCGATGGTGAGGTGGTGGTGCCGGTTGTTGCGGGTGACCGAACCTATGTTGACCGTGGACTGGCGCAGGTTGCCGGGCGTGAGGTCGGGGCCCGGTTGATTGCCGAGGGCGTTTAAGCAGCAACGGCCTGACGCTCAGCCACACGCCACGGGTCATTGGCCCGAGCCAGCGCAGCCATCGGCGGCGGGCTGACGCTGTTGCCGCACATGTGCACCTGCTGGGTCTTGGTGAACGGCTTGCCGTCAGCACCGTGGCTGATGATGTAGTCGGCGGGGAAGCCCTGGGCCTTGTACAGCTCGGACGGCTTCAGCATCCGGAGGCAGATGTCGACGATTACGTAGGGCGTGCCCTTAACCATCACGGTGACCATGGCCAGGCGATCCTTGGTGGTGATGGTCGGCGCCGGCGAGTCGCATGCGCTGATGTTCTCCGTGCCGTAGTAGCTGATCAGGAAGGCGGCAACGCGCAGGGCGCCGGCTTCGTGTTCAGGCGACAGGGTGAGCGACACCAAGGAACTCTTACCGCCGCCACCGGCGGTGATCGTCGGCGCGGGTTCTTCCAGACCCTGGCCAACGCTGCCGCCAAATGCCCGTTCCATGAACGCGCTGACCAACCCGTGGTGCTGGCCGCCGGCGCTGATGGTGTGCAGCGGATCATTTACATCCCGTGCATCGCAGTTGCCGCGCATGTGCACCAGGTTAGCTGCAACCAATGCGTGGTGTTGACCGGTGGTCACCGTCGGCACTGGCCCGGCAAGATCGCTGGGAGCATGGCCCGTGGTGTTCGTAATTAAAGTCGCGCTGACCAACTGCTGCTGGCTGCCAGTGTTTGTCACCGTGGTCATCGGTTCTTCGATGCTCTTGGCGACCGTGGTGTTGAAGCCGCCATTCATCTGGGCCATGAACACCGTGGATATGCCCATGGCGTGGGCTGCGCCGGCCGGGCGCTGATAGTTGCCACCGCTGGTGATGGTTGGCAGTGGCTCGTCCAGCGCCTTGCCCGCGTCGTCGAAGCGGAACTTCACCAGGTGCGCCGCTGCGATCGCGCGGTGGTTCTGGGTCGTGACCGTACCGGTCGGCTGGTCGACGCTCACCGGCTTGCCGGAATACTCCGGGCCGCCGGCCCCAACCATCAACGGGCTGATCAGTGTCAGCTCGCCGCGATTCGCGCACGTTACCGTGGGCAGCGGCTGAAGCGGGTCATTGATGCGATCGCTGCCCTGGTGCGTTGCCGGCGCGATGATTGGACTCACCACCGAGAAGGCGCCGCCCTTTGGGTAGGAGGTGATGGTGCGCAGCGGCTCGCCGGCTGACTGCACCGATTCGCCCGACCAGTTCGCGATCGGGACAATGAACGGCGCAGGGTTGTCGATGACGAACTTCTTCATGCCCTTGCGGATACGGCTCAGGGTGGCCTCGGCCAGGTCTTTCTTGCGCCCGAAGATGCTCTTGCCCAGGTCGGAGAAATCGATACAGTCGGCGGCGGTCTTCCACTTTTGCTGACCCTTGGCCGGGTTCTTGGCGTGGGTCGCCTCCGGCCACACAATCGGCTGGCCGTCGCACCGAGCGATCATGAACAGACGTTCCCGGCTGGTCGGCGCGCCGAAGTCGCAGGCCTTGATGACTTTCCACTCCACGACATAGCCCATGCCCTCGAGCAGGGCCACGAAGCGGCGCCAGGTGCGGCCGCGCTGCTTCGGGTCGGGTATCAGGAACTGCTGGCCCACCGGCACAACCTCACCAGGCGCCGCAACGTCGCCGCCGAGTTTCACCACCCGGCCGGTGGCCTTGTCGCGCTTGGCGACCAAGCGGCCCCACTGCAGGATCTGCTTCACGTTCTCCAGGCTGATCACCCGGGGCCGTTTCATGCCTGCCCACTTGAGGCCGATCCACGAAAGGTTGCGGATCTCGCGCTTGCGCGGCTGACCCCCGGCGGCTTGGCTGTGGTGGGTGCAGTCCGGCGACATGTGGAACCAGCCGACGGCCTTGCCGCCGCACTCGGTGTCCGGATCACCCTTGAACACGTCGGTGGTGAAGTGCCGGGCGCCAGGGTGATTGACTGTGTGCATGCTGATCGCTTGCGGGCTGTGGTTCTTCGCCACGTTCACCGTGCGGCCCAGGCCAATCTCCAGCCCGGTACCGGCTCCGCCACCACCGCAGAAAAAATCGACAACGATCTCATCGTCCTGAGGGTTGAAGCCGAGTAAGTATTGGGTTTTGAAATCGAAGAGGTGTTTCTTCTTTTGTGCGGACATGGAGTAACCTCGCTGAACTAAGCTATTCATTCTTGAAGAAGTTAGAGATGAGCAATTCGCGCTCACGAACGGGGTATGGTGTGAGATGGATTTTGAGAATTACGAGCCCAGGCAGCGAGGTTTTCTACAGCGAAGCAAAAAGTGGTGACGGCAATCGGCGCCTTTGCATCGATCCTAGGCACGCAGAACGTTTCGAGAGCCGATCCGATATGGAATCGGCAATCATCTACTTTCAGCTCTTATGGGAATTCAGACGTCATCAGTACGATGCTGCAGAGCTCGATCAGCTAGGCGATCAAGTTGGCTTGATTCGTTGATATGGGGTATTGGGGTTAAAGGTACAGGGTTAGATCAAGGAATGGCATGAACGAAGCGCAGCTTAATTTAATGGAGAAAACGTTATGGATAGTTGGTTGGCTTGCGCTGGTCTTGGGGCTGCTGATCCTTGTACTTGGAATCTCCAGTAAAATAGATCTGGAGGACATCTCCAACATCCACAAGGACGCCTTGGTCTTTTGGCCTCCATTCATAATCGGCGTTATCGCACTATGGAGTCGCGCCTTTATCAGAGCTGGTCGTCGATCAGCTTAAGGCGGCCCCTACTCTGTGACCAGTGGTCCCAATTTAGTCCATGTTGGGGTATTACGGGTGACCGGCATGGAGCCGGATCAAGGAGAATCAGATGGCTACCGATTTCACAAAGGGCCGATATAACGTCTACGCGGGCCGAGGCCCAATAGCACCGCTGATTGGTCGTATCGACGAGGACGAGTTCGTGCGAAACAATTCCGGAGAGCTTCTATATCGGATTGATGGTGACGAGGTCTATACAGCCGGGGCGACCGCCAAATATTTAGGCCGTATCTCGGAGACGGAAGGAGGTCGCGCGATGGTTGTCGATGACAACCATTTTGCTCATTTAGCCATCGTCCCCGACTAACACCGTCCAGAAAGTTGGAGAGAGGCGCGTTTAAGTTGTTCGGTGAGCTGAGTCGGCAGCCCGCGCAGCGTCAGCGTGCCGCCGGCTTCGTCGAACTCGATCTTGTCGCCCAGCAGGTGCGCCTCGAAGCTGATCGACATGCCCTCGGCCCGGCCAGTGAAGCGCCGGAATTTGTTGAGCGTCTTCTTGTCCGGCGGCAGGGTCTCGGAAAGCCCGTAGTCCTTGGCCTTGATGAAGTCGTAGAAGTTCTTCGGCTGATCGTCGTCAATCAACTCCGACAGCTCGGCAAGGGTGATCGGCTCGCCCAGCTTGGCCTGGGCCATGGAGTAGCTGACCAGGGTGTTGGTCTTCTCCCGCGCCGATTCCTCGCCAAGATCCTCGCTTTCAACAAAGTCGCTGAACGCCTTCAGCAGCGTCCGGGTCTCGCCCGGTCCGTCGATCCCTTCCTGGCAGCCAATGAAGTCGCGGAAGTACTCGCTGAACTTCCGACCCTGCTTGCCCTTGATGTACGAGATGTACTGCTTCGACAGTGGGTTGTTCTTCCATTCGCTGATATTGATCCGCGCAGCCAGGCGGATGTGGTCCAGGTCCAGGCGCCTCACTGTCATCAGGTGGAGTTCTTCGGTCATGGTCACCGCTTCTGTTTCCTGCACCAGGGCGATGACCAGGTAATCGGTCATACCTTGCTGGTAATGGCAGAAGAGCGCGTGCCCACCGGTGGAAAGGTTCGATTCTTCCATCAGCTTGGCCAGGTGTTCCGCCGCGGTGGTGCTGAACTCCAAGAAGGTGGAGCCGCCAGCCAAATATTCGCTGAGCCAGCTGCTCAGGGGGAAGGCGCCCGAAGCGGCGTGAAAGAACCCCCAGGCCTTGCCTGCGGTGGCGTTGTAGTTTTCGTTGAACTGCTGCATCAGGTCGTCACGGGCGCCGCTATCCAGCTGCTCGTCGCTGGCGAGATGCAGAACGGCCGGGCTCCCGACGGGCTTCTTGTCGATCTTGTGGATGATGCTGTGGCGGATGGGCATTGCGTTTACCTCAGGTAGGCGCCGCCCTCCGTGACCGGTGGTGGCAATTTGGGTTGGGTTGGAGTATTACGGGGTGACCGGCATGGAGCCGGATCAAGGAGCGGTTATGCTGACAATCCAAGAAGTTGTGGTAGGCAACGTGGCGATTTTAGATGCGGCAGACCTTTTAAATGATGCACGTGTACATCATGACCACGAGGGAGATGTAGGCAGTAAACGCCCATTTCTCTGCGTGAAGGTTGACGAGGGTATTTGCTACTGGGTGCATGTTACAAAGCAGTTCAAGACTGAACGGCTTTGCATTGATCAGTGGAAAATCCCAGGCTCTCCCGAATGGATGTCTACTAACCAATATATCAATGATGCTCGCAAGATTTTCTGGGGGCCTGTTCAGGCATTTGTCGATGCTTCAAAAATCGAGCTGCCGTACAAGCCTCATGTGCGTCCATCAGTCACTCTCGCAGGCGTTGATAAAGTCATCGCCGAGATTAGTAGCTTTGATCCGGATTGGGGTTGATATTAGGATGCCCTAGTATTTCATCACCTGAGTCACGCTTGAGTTCGCGCAAGCTTTCGTTATGGAAGTGATGCGCCACGTCTTCACTAATAACAATTTCGTGGCGCGGATAACGCAAGAACTCCAACAGCTCGTCGTCGCCCATCAAGTCCATCTTCATGATAGCGATCTGCAGGACCTCGCTGATGATCGGCACCTGGCCGCGAAGCCGAATACGGTCCATGGCCTGCTCGATACCCGGCCTGACCTTGTGCCGCAATTCCTTCTCGGCGACTGCCAGGCGCTTCTGCGCAGCCTTGGCCGACCGTTCCTGTACTGATTTGGCCATGGCCTACCTCTTCTATTCCGCTGGCCTGCAGTGCGAGCCAGGTTTGACGTTTGCGTTGCTGGGTGCGGGCTATGCGGCGCATGAATCGACCTTGACCTGATGCCAGGCACCGACGGTTTCGAAGATCCGCGCGGCGTGCGCCTCGTCCAGCGACAGGGCCTCGGGAATGGCGATCCAGCCCGAAGCCACCATCTGGCTTTGATTGGCCTCGTCGCGCAGCTTCTTGTAGCAATGCTCGATCACGTCTTCCAGATGGTCGGAGAGGTAGACGCCATCGGGTGCAACCTCCACTGACTTGCTGTAGCGGTCGCCGCGGGCGTCGATGCAAAGCGCGCTGAGATAGATCGTCCAGCGGTGGGGGATACCGCAGACGGCCTGGCCAATCTTCCCTGGTGCGATGTTCTTCAGCGATTTGTAATTGATCATGCCCTGTCGGCCGCTGGGGTCGATGTTGACCACTGCGACGTGGTTGGATGCCAGCAGCGAGCGGCACGACCGGGCGATGCGCGCCTGCAGGTTATGCGGCTTGCGTTTGCTCATAAAGCCTCCGCAAGTTTGCGCAGCGCCTTACGCTCGTCCCGCGTGATGGGGGGCTTGCGACGCTTGAGGATGGTTGTCGGGTCGATGAATTCCGAACGCTTTGCCGGCTCTGGATTGATCGCCGGGCTCTCGCCGATTGTGATCTTCCCGCCGGCGGCCAAGTGCCGGCGAACCTGACTGGAAAGCTCCAGCGCCTTCTCGCGCCGGAACTCGATATCTGATCTGAGGTTGCTGATCATGCTGCCGCCTTGCCGAGTGTCACCCCAGCCATGCTGAAGTTTGCACCCTGCGCTGCGACCATCGAGTCGAGCGCTTCCCAGTTCACCAGAAGCAGCGTGATCGGCGCCTGACCATATGCCACCGCTTTTATCAGTGCCTCGAAGTCCGTCACGTTGGCCTGCAGCGCTACCTGCTCCACCGTGTTGCTCGGCACAGGCTTTGTGGCCTGGCCGACGGGCGCCGCCTTGACCGGAGCGGTGCGGACAGGCTCTGGTGTCGCCACCTTCTCCACGACAGGCTCTGGCTTGATGGTTGCCAGCCGCTGGGCTTCCTGCTCTTCGGCGATGCGCTTCGCTTCGGCCTTTATCTTCTCCGCCTTCTGGTGTTCGGAGATTCGGAATTTGATCAGCGTCACCAGGTCATCATTGGCCTTGGTCACCAGCTGCTGCACGTCGTTGAACAGGAAGGCGTAATCAACGGCGAGCTCCGCCAGACTGGTCAGGTTCAAGCGAATACTGTCCGCTGCCTGACTTGCATCGATCTTCGCCCGGGCCAGCTCGGTATCTACCGCGTCCTGAAGGCTGGCGATGGTGCGCTTGTTCTTCATGGCGCCGGCGAAGTCTGAAACAACATGAGGCAGTGTGACTTGGCCCAGCGTCTTGTTGATTGCAGCGATGTGATCTGCCAGTGCCAGTTCGGCCTTTTGCTTGATGTTGGTCTTCACCAGCAGCTCTTGAGCCTTCACCAGCTTGTCGACTTTCAGGCGAGTCTCGCGAGCATGGGCACTGATGCGATCCAGCGATGAAAACAACTCATCGATGCTTTGGGTTTGCGACAGGGCCTGTTTCTTGGCGACGGCGACAGCCTCTTCAACATCGCCGCACCATTTGACTGCCTTCTTCGCATCAGCGAAGTCCTGGTCGGTGGAGAGTGTGGTTTTCACCGAATCGATGACGGCCAGGGCCGAGTCTTCAAATACCTTCAGGTTGCTGGCAGTGACCATGCCGGTCAGCTCGATGCGTAGGGCTGGCAGCTCATCAGGTGCCTTGCCGACGACGATTGAAGGAGCGTCGGCCATCTCGAAGTTGGCCAGGTCTGCCTCGAACTGTTTCCATCCTTCGATCAACTGGGCCGCGCGGCCGGCGACGGGCCGGTACTCCATGTGCACGAAGTTCTCCGGCGTGCCGTCCGAGCAAACAAAGATCACCCGCTCAGCGCCGCTGACCAAGAGTTGCTGCTCAAGCTGCCAGTAGTAGTGCGGAGCCAGTTCGCCGGCTTTCACCTGGGCCACAACCGACTCATTCCACAGCTTGTGTTCGAACAGGGTCTCGCCGAGCATCGTGGCGCCGTCCATGGAAGCCAGCAGGTTGCCCTCGGTCGCGACGATCGGATACAACTCTTCGCCGATCAACGCTTCAGTCAGTGGGCGGGCCAGGGCTTCAGTAGCGTGGCCCTTGTCGAAGATGAACTGCTGAGACGGCGTGACATCGGGCGTGATGCCGGTCTTTTTGGCTGCCAGCAGGTCTGTGCGGGTTTGGTACTTCGAGGCGCCCATCATTGCCGGGGCTTCGGAGGCGGTGCGGAACTTAGCGCGAAGGGTAAGCCACTCGGCGGAGCCTTGAGCTACGTTGTGAATTTTCATGCTGAATCTCCATCGAGGGCTTTGAGGTTGGTGATTTTTTCAATCTGCGCCGGGCTCAGCGTGTACTTGCTGCTGATGGTCGCAATGAGGTGTTCGGGGCTGGTGCGGTTCGAGTCGATCAATGGCTGCCACCTCACGATGTTCTCGGTCAGCAGTTCGTCGGAGTAGGCGGGCAGCGCTTCCGGTTCAGGCTGGGCGTGCTGTCGTGGGCTGACATCGCGCGCCGGCTCCTCGAATGCTTTGCCTTCCATCTCGTCGGCCGTTGGCGCCGATCCAACTTCAGGGAAAGCTTTGCGCAGGGCCTGGGCCTCGGCGCACTTGGCGAGTTGGGCAAATGCTCGGCGCTTCCACATGGCGTTGGGCGCCGCGGTGTCCTTGCTCGACGTCGCGTAGTTTTCGAGCCAGCGTTCATTGGCCGTGTATTCGGCAACCAGGCCGTTGCTCATCTGCCGCTTGACCGTTACACGGCACCATTCGGGATACGTGACTTCTACGCCGCTCAACTTCGCCGTTACTGGAGGGCCATATTCCGGCTCGCTGATCCCTGCATATTGGCCGGTGCGAGCTGCCTGAATGCGGTACAGGCCGATGCCCGGCATCACCGTGTCCTGCATCTTTTTCGTCTTGGTGTTCCAGATCGGGACGATGTGGACCGGTTTCAACATTGGGTCCAGGTGAGCGGCCTGGCAGTAAGCCAACACCATCACGACTGAGTTTTTTTCTGCGCCGGGGTAGAGGCTGCTGCTCAGTACTTCAACGAGCGCGGCCTCCGACATCGCAGGCGTGTTGTCGTCCTGCTTCATTACTGCGGACATGGGGAATCCTTGCCGCGATGCTCGCAGCGATTGAAGGTGTTGGTTATTGAGTGATTCGATCAGCGAGGGCGCTGAGCAACATCAGGAAGGTGAAGAGGGCGAGGACAGGGAAGGAGCCGCGCCAGATGAGCAGGCGCCGGGTGCGCTGGCGGGTGGTCACGGCCGAACCCTCACCGCAATTCGACCGCCCTTCATGGTCGCCGCCAGGCGCTTTGGCAGGGAGGACACGGCACGCTCTCGCGGCTGGCCGATCACTTCATTGAAGGGGAGGCCGAAGCCCAGCATGATCAGCTTCGACTCAACGTCATCGAGCTGCTCATCAATCAGCGATTTAACCGGTGCGGTGGTCATGCAGCCTCCTTGCGCTGCCTGGTGATTTTCAGCAGGCGCTGGCAGTAGTGGTTGAATTCTTCGACGGTGATTGCGTCGCCGGTGAGCATGCTCGTGATCATCCGCGCCACGACGGCTTGGGCGCCGGGCTCGCTGCTGGGATGCTCAAGCGCTTCAAGTGCCTCATCGATCAGGATGTGCGGGCTCATACATCGGCATCCACGTCGTCTTCGCGCTCTTCCCGTTCCGCCGCTATCGCGTCTTCGGCATACGGCCTCAGGAGCGCTACAGCGATCTTCTCGACTGCTTCAATGGGCCGTTGCTGGCCCAGCAGGTCTGCGGCGTGAGACCGGGCATCGCTCTGGCTGCCGAGCATTGCCGAAAGCAGCAGGCGGGCAAACGAATCACGCTGGTCCAGGCCGTCGATTTGGCGCTGATTTAGGTGACCCTGCAGCACCGTGCAGAACCGGTCGAACGTCACGACCTGCAGCTGGCCGTAGCGGCGCTTCCACTTGATGTCGACGCCGCACACCAGGCGCTCCGCCGAATGCTCAAGCCAGTCCGTCACCTCGTCGCTCTCGCTGACCTCTGGAGGCAACTGAGCGTCGTAACGCTCCTGGCATATCTTCAATGCTGCGTTCATGGTCGCCTCCAAGGTGGCGTGATCAATTCAGGCCGCCATCGCTGGCGCCGTATTCCCAATCTGAAATTCCATCAAGCGGGTTTTCATCGTCCCAGTCCTTGTCAGCTCTGCGGCTGGCCGGCACACCGTGATACCTATCGGCACGGCCTGTAAGTCGATCCGCGTATTTGGCAATGTTGCTGCGCTTATTGCCGGGACTGGCTTTTTCCCAAAAGGCTTTGGTGGCACCGTACTTTTGCTTGCTGGCCTTGCATGACTTGGAGCAAAACTTGCCCCATCCGCGCTTTCGGTCGGCAACGCGTGCGGTGAATTTGCCCTCGCACCATGCGCAACTGACTTCAACTGTTGCGCACATGGCGACCTCCAGTGTTTGGGGTTAGGCGGAGACTGCGACCGGGACAGCTTCACGAAACCGCGATGGGCTCCAGTCGCAAGACTGGTCAGCAGGGATGTGGCCGAACATCGCGGTGCAGCGCTTGCAGTGCGCGCAGTCGCCGCAGGTCTTGCCCTCAGGCAGACTCATCTGGTCCGTGTTGTCCGCAGACCGTGGATATGGCGCTCGTTGCTCGGGCATGACTCTCTCCATTCGTTGGTTCACCTGTATTCGTCAACACTCATGCCTCCCGCTGGTTGCCGATGGGCGCGGGGTAGGAGTGCTGACGTAATAGAGGTGGGGAAGGGTGCCCAGGCCCGCTACTGGCGACGGCCTGGGTTTGCAGCGTCAAGTTGTCCTGGTGCGCTGGGGTGGCCTACCGGAGTTCCGGCCGATGCGCGGTGACATCGACGACCTACTATCCGCTGCCTGTAGGAGTGTTGGACGCAGCCTTCAGGCTTGCCACGCCGCGCGGGTAAATCGATGATCTACTTCATGGCCGTATCTCCTGTTGTTCGCTCACTGGGAAGGCAGTGGCCACCTATTGAGTCTGCATCGGAGATCGCTCGAATCTGTCTGGCGAGTAAACCGTCTTCGCCGCGTTGTTCGTCGCTCTGGCTCGGGTAAAGGTGGCCACCCTGCTATCTCGGGGCAGTCAGCCGAGCGATCTCCGATGCAGCCTGGTGCTGGGGAGTACCAGGGCATCGGGCAGTTAACGACAGGCTGTCGTGGCGCTGGTTGTTCAGTCGTAAAGCCCGTAGCTCAGGTCATCCGTATCGCAATCGATCAAAAGTATTGCGTTGCCGAAGTACAGGGCTGCCAACATGCGCTCCCACTTCGAATAAACCTGCATGTTGATGGCTAACTTTTTGTCATCCAGCTTTGCGCTGTAGACCTCGCCGAAGGCGATGGTTGGTTTCCACCGATCGCCGGTTTCACGTTCGCCTTTGATTCTCACGTGCAGAGCATGTTTCAGGCTGTAGTTGCTGCGTGAGGATGACGAGTAGTGGCTGCTCCGGTAACTGCCTTCTGGCTCCGGATCGAAGTAGATGTGAAGTGTTTTGAGTGAGTAGCTGCCGTCTCTTTCTTCAACACGGATTTCCGGGCGCTCCCATTGGCCTTCTGCTGCGCTGTCCTTGTGATGCTCGATGAATTCGTCGAGCAGGGCCTTCAGCGATACCTCGCCAGCTATCAGGCCCTCGCCGGTAAGCACCTCAGTGATCGACTTGTCCGCCTGCTCCAAGATGATTGCGCCCAGGCCAGCCGCTTCCCACCGCTGACGAAGCGCATTCGCCACGACTGCGTTGTAACGCTGAAGGTCGAACACGTCGGAGACGTTGGCCGGCAATGCAGCCTTGACAGCCTCCTTGATGGCTCCGCCGAAATCGCCGTAGGAGCGGAAGGTGTCGCTAACAACTTCTTTGAACAGCTTCTCGATACCCTCGTCGATCAGCTCGCGCGGGCGGTCTGACTGGGCGTATGCAGTGACGCGCTCGGCAAGCAGCGCTTGAAGGGTTTGTTCGCTCATTTGAGGCTCCGTGCTTGATCGGTTGTTTTCCCAATGCACCCGTCACCAGGTGCATCAGTGAAAATGCCCGTCATGCTTGCAGTGCATTCAGCTTCTGGCGGCAGTCCCGGACCTCTGCCATACAGTGGGTGGCTTTCGCTTTGTCACCGCTGCGCAGCGCTCGCTTGGCTCAGTGCGTCCAGTCGTCAATGAAGCCTTGAAGGTCGGCAGCGAGCGCTTGCTGGGTGCTGACAAACTGGCCTTTGTCGTTACGAATATTCATGGTCTTGCCCTCCGTTGATTTCCAATGCCGCCTCATAGAAGCGGCATCAGTAAATCTGTGGGTGTTTCATCTCCACCACGCGCATCGCCCGATTCATATCTCTGGCCGGCGTCACACATTTCGTGGACGGTGTTCTTCGCCGACCGGCTTGCGTGGTTTCGCGCACCCTCATGAGGAAGGTGCGGCCAGTTCCAGAGCTGGCGTGGAGATCGAATTTATTGCTCGCACTGTGCCCAATACTGGGGATCGATCTGCGAGGTTCCCGTGCTGTTAAAGAGCGGCGGGCTGTGAGGCCCTAACGAGTCCCCGTTGGGTGACTCGATGGATTAAATTTAAGCAAGCTGAAATCATGGTGTCAAGCATGCTGAATTAATAAATTCAGATTGCTGAAATTTATAGGCGATAAAAAGCCCGCTCATTGGCGGGCTCCGTTATGTGTCGCAGTACTCTCGCCAGCCGATCCTGACGGCGCCGTCATCCAAATGCTCGATCCTAATGCCGGCGGTGTCGCCGATATCCTGGATGACCTGGTGCCAGGCCTCGGGGCTTTCATCGTCGCGCCTGGATACTTCCACCAGCTGAATTCTCTGGACCCGGGGAGAGGTGATCAGACCTTGCAGGCGGCGTCCAACAAGCTCGTATGAGTTTCGTGGTTTTGATGTGGAGTAGGGTGCCTGGTTCATGCTTCGCTCCTTGCGAATACTGTATGAATACACAGTATTTGGACTGGCATATCTTGGCAATAGTGCGGCAGGAAGTTTCATGCATAAATGCATATTGGCTTGCGACGCGCTTTCTGTTACGCATGAAAAAGCCCGCACATGGCGGGCTCTGCTGATGCTAGTGTGTCAATCGGTAATCGGTGGGTACTTACCGCTCACTGAGTCCCTGTAGACGATCTCGCTGAATAGCCGGGGCCCGTCGCGCATTGTGATCAGGGCTTGCTTGGCTTCTTCCTTCGTTTCGAATGGGCCTGCACCCACGGCCATACCGATCATTGAAACAACTGGAAGTCCTGTGCTGGCAATTGCTTCTATGGTTCGTTGCTGTTCTTCTTCGTCACGGCAGACAGTTGATGCAACCCATCCATTTTTAAGGCGCGGGGCGGGTAATGGCTCAACATCGGCGCCGCAGTGCTTGCACTTGACCGCAGCAGTCTTGATGCTCTCAGCACACATAGGGCAGGGGCGAGTATCTTTCTCTACCAGGGCGGCAGCCTGGGATCCTTTACCGCCCAGTAAAATCATGAGCAGACCGGCGAGCGCAATCACTCCGCCGACAATCGTGTGCACCTGACGGTCTGCCATGAGGCCTAAGTTGTTCACCCGGCCGCCGGCGCCGGTCGGCACTGACACATCCATGCTCAGCGCGAAGATCAGCCAGCACACGCCGACGATCAACGCGAACGTCCCAAATCCCTTCATTGGATCCCTCCCTTAATTGAGCCCTCACTTTACCATTCGCGGAGTACGGCCACCATTAGCTGGACGGGTAGGGCAACCGCAGGCGGAGGCAGGCAGTTCATATTCAGAAATAATACTACCAGGTCGCCGTATTTAAACTTTCGATAAAGGGATAAGCTTTAATGTATAAGCTATTATGTATCCTAGGAATAAGTATGCGAGTAAAATCATTATCCATTCTGATTTTCGCTCTACGAATCGCGCTAAGCCACCAAGAATTAATTGTTGTTCAATTGCTTGCTTGATAAGAGCAGCAGTCTTAGTGACGAAGTTTCCCCTAAATAAATTGCTGAACTCAAGTTCTAACGCGGACTCCAGCTCGCTTGATGTATCCCTGATACTTTCTATAATGATAGAGCTCGGAGCCTGCCTGAAAAATGTTGAGCTTTCAAAGTTGTTTAGCATTATTGAGTCGACAAACGATGCATATTCAGATGTGTATGATGAATTTCGAATTCTTAGGTAGCTCAGGTGTTCGCTTAGCCTGCTTTCCATCATTACAATTTTTGTTTCTAAATTGAAATTTCGGTTCGCTGATGTGTGATAGGTGATCGCTTCATTTTGTAATGCCGCAACATCTTCGAATATTTTAGATAATGCTGTCCGAATTTCCTTTCGCTCTTCTCTCCTATTGTTTTGCCAGTTTACTATCAGCCATCCTATTATCACAAGAGCCCAAGTAACCGGGTAAAACCAAATTGGAGTTCCGCTACTTTGGTTCGTATCCGCCATCAATCATGCTCCGTATGAATGATTTGTTTTTCACTCCGCTCTTTCCCCGAGCTTCGTGTATATAACCTTTTATGCGCTGAACAAGATTAGAATCTCGGGAGCTCAAAACAATTAAAGACTCAACCAGATCGGTTGGGTACTTCCGGGCTATGCCTCCAAAGGCTTCCTCCAAAAAAGAGGATCCATAACCGCGTGCACCATCCAGATAGACCACAATCTTCTCATGGTCTTTCATCCGCGGCTCAAGGAACCTTTCACGAAATAGCTCCCCGCTATAAGGCCCGTCGCTTTTATATCTTCCGGCCGGATGCTTCGAAAAGTCCTCAGCCAAATGTATCTCAGTCATAACTAGGCCTCGCCGTTCAAGGGCATTTGCCAATAAATTATCGTACCATTTGTAGACATTTTAAAGTCGCCATAGGTTTCCTTTCCGTCTTTAATTTGATACCAGCCCCTGTTGCTTTGCAATATGGCAACGCTCCCCTCGCTAGCCAGAACTGTTTCCACAATTTGCGTTAATCCCTTACCTCTATTGTGCTTTCTGGTACGAGTCTTGCTGTGACGTATAGCCCCCTTGATAAGCCTCGCATCCCCAAGATTTTGCATTCCGAATCGTGAAAGGACGAGATACCATTTCCTCCAGCCGTCGTCATCGCTATACGGCAGTGATCCAGGAATTCCCACTCCAAGATCACAAAACACAACCGATAGCATCCCATCTTTTTCTTGGGAAAACATCCACCATGGCTTGTAGGATTTGGATGATGCTATGCCGTCTGCTCTCCTGGCTATATATGCATGATGGTGAGCGTTGGTCATAGCCTCAGTGAGGCCAGCATAAAGTTCACGCTGTAGAGCTGGCGTAATTGCACCATCATACTTACCAAGTATGACATCGTATTTTTCGCCGGTAACATTTTGACCTTTTGCTACTCGCCAATTGATTACGTCGGCCAACTCGCAACTTACTACTGGTACGTTCTTTCCTATCCGCGTATAGAAACCGATTTGCTGTAAAACAAGGGACGCTTTCCTATTTAAAGGAATGGTCGAGCGGATATTTAGTCTCGGAAATAAATCTAATAGCCGATCTATTTCTGCAAAGAAAAGGATTGTCCCGCTTGCCATTAATTTATGGGTTTTGGAAAAATCAATCAATATTGATCTGCATCCTGACTTTACCGAAGATCGGATCTCTTCGATAAACTTAATGAGCTTCTGCCGGGGTTCATTTAGGGCGCAAAAAATAGCTGGAGCGTGATGAACTACGGTTTTTAAACGCCTTTTTGACTCCCGCGGTGAGGATGATCTCGTTACCTTACAAAGAGCAAATCTATGACGGCGCAAAGCTATAATTTTATAGTCAATTGGCAGCTTTTTCATGCACGTCTTCCATGTCGTATGAATTTGAATAAACGCCCTGCACCGTCAATCAGTAAAACTTTTGCAGCGCTTGTACTACTACACCCACGATCCGGCAGTTCTCGTCGACAGCCTCAATTGGGTAGCTCGGATTCAGCGGTTTGAGGAACAGCCGCCCGCCGTCGCTGACCAGCTTCTTGAATGTGGCTTCGTTGCTGTCCGGCAGCTTGGCCACGACCAGCTTACCTGGTGCGACCTCAGCCTCGGTGTCCACCAGGATCAGCGTACCTTCGGTGATGCTTTGGCCGGCAGGCGCCGTCATCGAATCACCTTTAACTGTCAGCCAAAACGCAGGGCCTTTGGAGTCGTACTCCGAAAACTCGTAGGTGTCTGAAAAGCCAGTCGGGTAGGGCTCAACAGCCTCGGACCAGGCGCCGGCAGCAACCCAGCTGATTACTGGGTAGCGAAACTTCTGCTCCTGCATATTTGCATCGGCCAAATTTCCAGTCTCACCGCTCTTTCGCTCGGGCCCTCGACCAACTCCAAGCCATTCAGCTTCAAAGCCGGTGGCATCCGCCAAGGCGTACAGATTCTCTGGCCGGAGGCTTTTGCTCTCACCAGTAATCCATTGAGTGACGGCCGAGTTTGCAACACCGCATAGCGCTGCAATCTCCCCCTTCTTCTTCCCGCTGAGCTGTATGGCTCGGGCAATACGTTCGTGTCTTTCCATGGACTCAATATTAAGTTAACTGAATTTAAGCATGCAGTAGGGAGAAAACCCCGTTGACTCGAAAACTTAAGCATGCTGAAATTGCGTAAAAGTCGAACGAGGATGCGAAATGAATACGCATGAAGTCGCCGAATTCTTCGGCAGCAAGACAAAGCTGGCACTGGCCCTGGGCATCCGCCCAAGCGCAGTGACCATGTGGGGGGAAACCATCCCCGAATCCCGGCAGTACCAAATTCAGGTTCTTTCCAAAGGAAAGTTCAAGGCAGCAAAGAAGGCTCAGGCCGCCTGACATCCATGTCCACCAATCCATTGAAGCCAGATTAGAAGAGAGCAGTCCCCATGCAAACGTCCAGTTCCAGACACACCGTACAAACCCGTGATCAGGTGCTGGTCGCCCACGCTGCAAATCAGATCGCGCGCACCAGCCTTAGCCAAGACGACTTCGCCCAGGCGCTGAGCCGCGAACTGCACCTGTCGTGCCCAGAGAAGGCCGTCGCCAAAGAGGTTCCGGACTTCGCCGCGCTGACGCTGCAGAACGACGTCTCTGACTTTGTGAAGGCGACCGGCCGCTGGCTTAAGCGTGTTCAGCGCTGGCTATCCGGCGATCAGGAAATGCCGTCGTGGCTGGAAGAGTCGTGGGTCAACGCCCTTGAGCCTGAATTCCGTGACCACTGCGTAAACGAACTGGCGAGCCGTCATGGCTTGACCGGCGCCCGCCAGATGACCAGCGACCAATGCGCGAACAAAAGCTTCGGCGCGCTGATCCGTGCGCTCGGCGATGTGATCGACACCGGCAGCGAAGTGTTTGACGACCAGGTCATGTGCGAACTGGACCTTCCGCACTTGCCGGCGTTCGCTAAGCAATGCCGCCAGGTTGAAGCGAAGGCGGGGGAGCTGGGGCGCAAGGCGGAGCAGTTGATGAAGGACGCCCGACCGAATTTGAAATCCATCGCCTGAATCACAGGCACAAAAAAAGCCGACGTACGAGGTCGGCTTTTTCAACAGCAGTAAACAACTGGAGCGAATCATGCACCAACACACAGAATCGATCAATAGCCCCAACATTCCCGCGCCACGTTTTTCGCGATCTGAAAACGTGGCGCGCAATTCCTCAGTGATTCCGTTCGACTTCGACGGCGCCGCAATCAGGGTCATCACCGACAAGCTCGGCGATCCGTGGTTTATCGCGCGCGACGTAGCGGACGCCCTCGGTTACTCCAAACCGGAGAATGCTGTGGCCCGTCACTGTAAGGCCGCGACCACTACCCCGAAACAGGGTGGTGGTTTCATGACCATCATTCCTGAGCGCGATCTGTACCGGCTGGTGATGAAGTCCAAGCTGCCGGCCGCCGAGAAGTTTGAAGAGTGGGTGGTGGGCCAGGTCCTGCCGAGCATTCGCAAGACCGGCACCTTTTCCACACAGGGCCCGAACAACTCTAAAATCGTCGGCGAGCTCGCCATCCTGGAATGCTTCGACCGCCTGTTGAAGCCTGCCAACTCCAGCAAGATGATGATGCTGGCCAAGATCGCCGCCAACAACGGTCTGGACGCCAAATTCCTCCCAGGCTACGCCGTTGATGCCGCCTCTGACGCTGCTGGGGGCTCTTCGATGCCCACCAAGGCAATCACCGCCCTTATCAAAGAGCACGCCATCGCCAGCACCGCCCGCGCCTTCAACCTTGCACTTGAGACCCACGGCTTCCTCAAGGTCCTGCAGCGCAAAAACTCCAAGCAGGAAATGGTCGACTTCTGGTCTGTGACCGAGAAGGGCATGGCCTACGGCAAGAACCTCACCAGCCCTCAATGCCCCCGCGAGACGCAGCCTCATTGGTACGTGGATCGCTTCCTTGAATTGGCCGCTAAGGTCGGGAAGGCCTGACATGCAATACACCGTCACAATTAACCAGGTGAAGGCGTTGGAGTGGGGGCCGAATTCTCAGCAGGCCCTGCTGTTCGCCTTCGTCTACGGCTGCCCGAGTTGGACCAAGCCAATCAAGACCGATGACGGGATCTTCTTCGCGCTGAGTAAGGCCAAGATCATCGAGGAGCTTCCACTGCTCACCGATAAGCCAGACACCGCTTACCGCATGCTGAAGGCCCTGGAAGAGGCCGGTTTGATTGAGCTTCGCCCTGAAGCATTCCGACTCACCGAAAAAGGCTGTGAGTGGAACCCGGACCGTATGGGCCACGTCACCGCGCACCAACCGCCGGTCCTCCCGCCCCGGCGCAGGACAAAAAAGAAACCAATCCCTTCTGGCTTGCGTGCTCTGGTGTTCGCCCGCGACGGCCACGCGTGCTTGCGCTGTGGCTGCTCGGTGCTGATGCGCTTGAGGGCTGATCACGTCGTACCTGAAAGCCAAGGTGGAGAGGCTTCTTTGGGCAATCTCCAGACCCTTTGCATGTCCTGCAATAGCTGGAAGGGCGTGCGGACGATTGATTTCCGCGCGTTCGCCGGAGGTGCAGCATGAGCATGGGCCTTATGGTTGCCGCAATGAAGCTTCGCGTTGGTAATCCGCTGCGCAAGCTGGTGCTGATCAAGTTGGCCGACAACGCCAGCGACGTAGGCGAGTGCTGGCCCTCCTATCAGCACATTGCTGTCCAGTGCGAGATCAGCAAGCGTTCTGTCATGAACCACATCACCGCTCTGTGTGAGGCGGGACTGTTGCGCAAGGAGATCCGGAAGGGTGGACCAAAGGGGAATTCGTCGAACGTTTACTTCCTCACCCTCGACGGTGGTGGTGCACCTCCTGCACCAGGGGTAGTGCAGAAGATTCACCGGGGTAGTGCAGCAGGTTCACCCCCTAGTGAATCTCCTGCACCAGGGGGTAGTGCAGCAGTTGCACCCAGAATCAGTAACTCTCTTGAACCAGTCATGGAACCGGTCATTGAACCAATTGCACCCCCGGCTCCCGCCGAGGTTGTGCAGGCTCAGTCCCGCAGCTTGGTGTTGGTGGTTGATCGCACCGACACCCCACGGGTCGAGATCCCCGCCGACATGCCTGGCCCCAAAGACCAGACCTGCAAAACCTTCAAGGTCTGGGCGAACTACGCCATGGCTTACCGCAAGCGCTATAGCGCCTGGCCTGTGTGGAATGCCAAGGTCGGCGGCCAGCTCGGAAAGTTGGTAGACCGTCTCGGCGCCGACGTCGCCCACCACGTCGCTGCCCACTTCCTGAAAACCAGCGATGCCGCTGTGCTGCGCAAGTGCCACAGCCTCAACGAGCTGCTGGCCAACGCCGAGAGCTATCACACCCAGTGGGTGACCGGGCAGCGCATCAACGGCACAACCGCCCGCCAGATGGAACGGACAGAGGCGAACCACTCCGCAGCGGAGCAGGCCGCCCAGATGGTTCTGGCCAAACGCCAAGCAGGAAACCGCAATGAATACCTTTGAAATGAATGACCAGCAGGTTGCCGGGCTGGCCGCCGCCATCTGCGCCACCGCCGAGGCCATGGGCCAGGAAATGAACCCGGGCACTGCCGCGATGATGGCTGAAGACCTCTGTGCGTATCCGGTGCCTGTCGTGAAAGGCGCACTGAAGGCTTGCCGCTTCGAGGTGAAGGGCAAGCTGGCGATGGCCGACATCCTGCAACGCGTCCAGTCCTCCGACGGGCGCCCGGGCAAGGACGAGGCCTGGGCCATCGCCATGACCACTAACGACGAATTTGAAACAGTGGTGCTGACCGACGATATCCAGCTGGCCCTGGCTGCTGCGAAGCCCATCTTGGATGGCGGCGACAAGATCGGTGCGCGCATGGCGTTCATCGATGCCTACCAACGTTTCGTAGGGCAGGCCCGCGAGGATGCGAAACCCGTCAACTGGCACGTGTCCGTGGGCTTCGACGCAAACCGTCGCGTGCAGGCTGTGACCAAGGCAATGGAGCTGAAGAGAATCCCGCGCGAACACGCCCAGAAGTACCTGACGGACCTGAGCGTCGAGCCGATCACTGAGGACGGTCGCGCCATTGCCGGCTTGCTCACTGGCACCGTCACACGGCCAGAGCCCCAGCTTCGGCAGAAGTTGGAACTGGTGAAAAACTCGATGCTGGAAATGCGCAAGGCCAGTGCCGAACGGAAAACCGAAATGCGGATTGACGCGGCAAATGAGTTGGCGGATCGCAGGGCGCTGCTCATCAAGCAAGCTCAGGAACTGGAAGCGAAGAGGGCGGCGCCATGACCGACAAGATCAGCGTCAACTGCCAGGCCAAGCTCTCTGAGGCTATCACCAAGTTGAGCGCCATGTACCGAGACAAGAAGTTCGTGGTGGTCTCCCTGCGCGCTGGCAAGGACCGCACGCTTGACCAGAACCGGTTGTGGTTCGGGATGTACAAGCGCATCGCCGAAATGACCCAGATCGGTGACGCGGCTGACGCCCGGCGCTATTGCAAGCTGCACTTCGGCGTGCAGATCCTGCTGAACGAGGATGCCGGCTTTCAGGCCGAGTGGTACCGGGTCATGCGCCATCTGTCGTACGAAACGAAGCTGGCCATGATGGGGGAGTGTCATCTGTTCGGCCCCGACGGTTTTCCGGTGACCAGCCTGTTCAATCGCGCCCAGGGCATCAATTACACCGACCGCATTGCCGCCTACTTCACGGGCCAAGGTGTGGTTTTCACTGATCTACTCAGCAAGGAGGCTGCATGATCGCCAAGCAACCCAAACCGAAGAAGTGCAAGAACCCAGCATGCGGCATCAGCTTTCCGCCGCAGCGCCTGGGCCAGGCCGTATGCAGCCCTAAGTGTGGCCTGGCCATCAAGGACGTGAACCAGGCCAAAGCGCGTAAGTCGCTGGCCGATATCGGCCGTAAGGAGCTGCGGGCGGCGAAGGTGAAGATCAAGACGCGCGCCCAGCACATGAAGGAAGCCCAAACAGCTTTCAACGCGTGGATTCGCGAACGGGACGTCGGTCTGCCGTGTGTGAGCTGCGGGCGGCACCACAACGGCCAATGGCACGCAGGGCACTACCGCACCGTCGGTGGCAACCCAGAGCTTCGCTTCGAGCCGCTGAACGTGTGGCGCCAGTGCGCGCCGTGCAACAACCACAAGTCGGGCGACATCGTGAATTACCGGCTGGAGCTGGTGAGGCGCATCGGTGCCGACAAAGTGGATTGGCTGGAAGGGCCTCATGAGCCCCAGCGCCATTCCATCGAGCAGTTGCAGGCCATCAAGGCCGACTATCGAGCCAAGACCCGTGAACTCAAGAGGGCTGCAGCATGACTTATCGCAACGTTGTTTCAGCAGTAGTTCGGGCGCTCGCGGCCGAGACCATAGGTTCCGCCGGCGGCTGCGACTTCGAGCCCAAGGTGCAGTGCGCCAAGCAGAAGGGGGAGATCGTCGGCAAGGAGGCGGCGTTTCTCCAAGACTGCTGGGTGTTCGGCCGGCTGCACAAGGCGCTCACCCCGGCGCATTGGCGCGCACTCGTGGCGAAGTACTCGACGCACCAGGAGCGAAAACACGGCGCTATTTTGGAGTTGCTCAACTCGGTAAAGACGCCGGCGCCGAAGCGCTTCCGTGAATGTGCAGTCCTGACCTGGGCGATTCCACAGGTGGCCGGTGCCGAAGGCAAGCGTTCCGCCACGGTGCTCCCTGCGGCCTGGTATGACATTGCCAATTGGGACAATGACGGCAAGCCAGAGTCAACTCGGTATCGTTGGCGTTCATCCATACGAAATTCTTTGGATGGCCTGGTGAATGAGGCGCTGATGGCCGCTCAAGAGATTCTTGACGCCGAGGGGCTAATGGAGAACGTCATGGCATCATAATTTGCTGCGGCAATGAACTGGACAGATGACCTGTACGACATCAGCTTTGAGATGGGCGGGAGGTGGTAAAAGGCTTCCCCCCGACAGGTTTTGATGGACTACAAGGATTCGGTGCCTGGCGTTCTAGTCCTATCACATGCCGCCCTGAAACCACCTTGCGCCAGCCATGTTTCTAATGGTTCCGCTTTCAGCGGTTTTGTTATCAGGTATCCCTGAGCCTCTGAACACCCCCAGAGCGTGATTAGGTCCAGAATGCTTTGGGTTTCGACGCCCTCTGCTACGACTCTATAGCCTAATCCTCTAGCAAGCTCGATGAGTGTCTTAACTAGCCGTTTATCTTTTTCGTTGGTGTTGAGGTTGCTGATTAGTGATTGGTCTAATTTAACCGTACTCACAGGCAGTTGCCTTAGATATGTCCAGTTGCTGTAGCCAGTGCCGAAGTCGTCCACGGAAATTTCAATGCCTAACGCGCGGGCGCGCTCAAGCTGCTCAATAACTGTCTTCGGGTCTGACATGAGCATGCTTTCCGTGAATTCAAGCTCTAGATTTTGCGGCAGAAGGGCGCCGTTGTTTATGTATTCTGTAACGTTATTTAAGAACTTAGAGCTCTCAAGATCACTGACAGTGACATTCATGGAAATTCGTAATTCAATACCCTTGCCGAACCACTCCTTAGCTTGGTCAACTACGGCGTCAAGTACCCAGAGGGTAATTGAATGCATCAGCGCAGTTTTCTCTGCAAGTGGGATAAATTCTGCGGGACTGATAGGCCCGAGTGTAGGGTGATTCCACCTAATCAATGCTTCAACATTTTCACATGCTAGAGTAGGTAATGTGACTTTTGGCTGGAAAACCAAGCTCAGCTGATCTTCAGAGCGAACTGCATCAGACAGGGAGCTCAGTAAGGCAAACGCTCGCTGCTGAGCTGCGTCCAACTCAGGTTGATACGTCGCCCAGCCCAAGTTTCGGACCCTGGCGTCATCAGCTGCCCCTACCACTAACCGTAACCAGTCCCTCTCTTCTGCATCGGCGATTCTCAATACTCCAATACCTGTCTGCATGAGTATTGGGATTCCTTGACAATCAACCGGTTCGTCAAAATTTGAAAGAATCTCAAGGCAGAGACCTTCCACCGGCTGGCCACCTTCTAAGAGAAACCCAAAACGCGTTGGACTGATTTTGTACAAAAGAGAATTCTTAGGTAATAAAGACTGAAGTCTATCCTTAACGTTTAGCATTAAATTTTGAGAAAAGCTGTAGCCAAGTGCTTTTACTACGTCATTCAAAAATTTTGGAGATATGACGTCCACAGCAAATAGATCGTGCTGAATACCACTAGAACTTGCTAGTCGAATATCTTCCTCCAGTCTTAGTCGGTTGAAAAGGCCGGTAGGCTGATCAATAAAATTACGGGAACGTAAACCGATAATCCGCAAGACAACGAGTTGAGCGAAATAAACGAGCATCGCTGCATCTCGTTTGCTCATTGGTTCTCGAGGTGAAGTATCTATTATGCATAGGCTACCCAGAGAGAAACCATCACTTGTGAGAAGTGGCGCGCTAGCGTAATAGCGAATGAAGGGCGCGCCGGTGACCATGGGGTTATCTTTGAAACGCTCATCATCCTGCGCATCCAAAACCTCTAACGCCTTCCTGTCGCGTAGAGAGTGTGCGCAGAACGAAACGTCCCGAGGTGTAGTTTGCTGGTCAATCCCGATCCGCGCTCTGAACCATTGGCGGTGCTTTTCGACGATAGAAATCAGGGCGATGGGTGCATTGAAGTATTCTGAAGTCATTGAAATCATTTTTTCGAAGACTTCGTCGTCTTGTTCACTTTGCGGGCAGAGGGTCTCAACGCGTTTTAAGCGTTCTGCTTCGTACTCAGGAAAGTGGGTATTTACGTCCATGACTAACCTCGTGTATCACGACCATATGGCTAAACGGTATCAGATCCCCTGTAGGCCTACGACTCCTTTTACCTATCGCTCCAATAGGTTAGACCCAATCACACGTATGCGCATGCCCCGGATACTACTGTTTTGCCGTTCGAAAGGGTGTTGGCAGAAATTTGGAGAGCCCTGGATAGGTTTTAATCGGCGGAGCTACATGCAAAATTCTGATACCCAAAAAATGTTGCACTGAGTGAGAAAATGAGAGATGATTTGTTCATCCTATCGATCTTGCGCGTTAAGAGTTTACACTGCGGAGCCCGGCTCATATGTCGGGCTTTTTATTGCGCTCAGTTTGTGCAAGGTTGGAAATAGAGCTTCCGACTATAAGTTGGGACAGCGTCATGGTTTTGCGTGGCATGGCACAGACGCATCTCGACGACTTGGCGGAACGGTTCAAGAGGTTGAACGTAGGGCAGGCTGGCAACGCGAATATTCAGTTGCGTGGCTTGTTTTTTATCAGGGCCGAATGTTCGGAGCTTATTCAACAGCCGAACTTGCGCTGAAGAAAATAACGGACATTGGGCACTGCATCAGCATTGACGAGGCTCCAGTCCCTCAAAAATCAAGCGACTAAAGTTTTTATGAAGCCCCGCCTAGAGCGGGGTTTTTATTGCCCACGGAAGGGCGATTCAGCAAAAGGAATTTGCAGATGTTGAAAGAATTCAGATGCGGTGAATGCAAAAGACTTCTCGCCCGAATGGGTGGGTTTATAGAGCTCCAGATCAAATGTTCCCGATGTGGGACGCTGAATCATGTGAAGGCCGCGAGCCTCGAGCAATCGCCCATGAGCGCCATACGCCCAATATAGAGGCCTGAACTTAAATCAGCTCAGTAACGGAGTTTAAAATGGAAAACGCAAACTCAGCGTCTCAAACCTTGCAAGATCTTTGGACTCAAGTACAACCGGTGGATAACACCGGCATGCTTAGGCGCGTGGTTTTTGCGCAAGGCAAGTTTTATGCGGTTGGTGGCAACGGTCTTACCACAACCACTCAGGTTGTCAGCGGAGGCGCAACTGGTACAGCGTGGACCAAGCTTAAGGGCGCCGTCACTTCTGACAGCGGAAAGGTCCTCAACGAGCTGTACTGGAACGGTATTGGGGTAGCGCTTCAAGCCCTTTCTCAATCCGGCAATCTGATCAACGGCGACGCAGCACGCCCTGAAAGGGTTTGGACAGACCTTACGGCAACTGTTCGTGCGTCCGGAGACTTGCAAGGCATTGTGTTTTATCAGCCAATTTCCGGCAACAACTACACCTGGATACTGGTCGGGTCTAGCGGTAAAGTTTTTTCCCGTTATGGCGATTGGTCAGGCCAGGTGGAGCGTACTACGACCTTCACTTCTAGCGAGACTGTGTACTGCGTCAACGTCATTGGCAGTTTTGTGTTGGTTGCGGGATCGAATGGGAAGCTGCTTAGCGCTGTGAAGATTGCGACGGATAATCCGCAAACATTCACGCCCAGAACCAGCACCTTCGGCACTAGCACCATCCTTTCCATGAAGCTTTGCAACGGGAAAATGTTTATCGTAGGTGCGGATGGCAAGATGGCATATTCATCCGATGGGCTTAGCTGGACTGCTGTTGAAGATACCAGTTTCGGTGGAACCATCATCCGCGACATTGCTTACGGTAATGGCAAGTATGTAGCTGTCGGCGACGGCGGCAAGACAGCCGTTTCCGAGGATGGGATCGGCTGGGTTCAGCAAGCCAACACTTTCGCAGGAACCGATATCCGGAGCGTCGCCTACGGCAACGGCAAGTTTATAGCTGTTGGTGCAGGCGGCAAGATTGCTTACTGTGCTCCATGATCTTCTATCTTCCTGCGTAATAGAGCCCAGCCGTCGCGCTGGGCTTTTTCATTTTCGGCCCTGCCACCCCTCGCTCTGAGCAGGGAGTGCAGCTTGCTAACCCCGTTTCAAGCAAGTTCTACTGCGCCGTTCGGACGCTTGGGTATTTCATCGTCGTGAATACCACTCTCCGCTTTGATTGATATGCGTTCGGGTGCGCTGAGGGCTAAATACACCGTATCTTCAACGACCTTAGCCACGTTGATTTGGATTTCGTCGCCTATACGCAAGCGCTTATTGGGAGTTCTAGTAATGACTAACAAAAGGCGATCCTCTCTGCTCAATTACTCATTTCGACGTCAATATTCCCTATCCGAAGTAAAATTGATGTAGGAATTATCTGATTTTTTGTGTGGAAATATCTTTTTGTCTCCGCTTCTGAATGATGCGGAACATGCAATTATTGAATCCCAGAATGGGAATAAATGCGGTTTGGAGTGAAGATGGACCCTACTGACCTAGGCCCAGGCACAGCTACCTGGCTGGGCGGTAGTGCCACCGTGGTACTGGGCGGCCTGCTATGGCTGCGCCGGTTTCTTTCTAAGGATGCGACTGACCGAGCAATGGACAGCGCCGATATCGGCACACTGAAGCGACTAAACGAGTTGCTGAACCAGGAGCGCGCCGCTCGCAAAGAAGCCGAGGCCCGCGCCGATCAATTCGCGAAGGAGCGGAATGACCTGGCAGCTGCCGTTGGGCGCATGGAAGGTAAGATCGAGGCGCTCACCAGCCAGGTAGCTCAACTCACTGACCGCGTGACGCAGCAGAGCGATGAGATCACCCGCCTTCGCACCAAGCTGGGAGGAATCGCCTAATGGACAGATGCGCATTGGAATTTATCGCACGCCGCTGGTGGCGCCGGGCCGAAGTTTGGACCATTGCTGTAGTGCTGGTGGGTGGTGGGGCAGTACTGGGTTACCAAGCCGCATACTGGTCGCTCGCTGATAAGCAGAGCAGCCAAGTGACCGACATGCGAAAAGCCTACGACACCGCCATGACTGAGCGCGACAAGCGCCTAGAACAGCTGAGCCGCCAAACCGGTACCGCCGCCGACCAAGCCACGAAGGCTGCGACGACTGCTGCCAAAGCTGCCGACAAAGCGGACGAAGTCCTAAACCGAGCACCCCAGTGATGGCGTACTGCGGGTGCACTGCTTACTGAGTTAAGCAGATTAGGTTGCTGGACGCCTGAGCAGGCTAGATGAACGCTCAGATCGTCATAAGCAAGAGTAAGTGAGTGCGACATCGCTCTATACGTTTATCGCTTGACGAGGTGCAGCGCGTGCTTCCCTTTTCGAGCAGGACTATGCATTGCTCCATCGAGGACGCTCAGCCGGCGAACTTGCGCTTGAAGAGCAATCATTGCACCTTTGAGGTGCTCAATTTGGTCTATGAAAGATGGATCTTGAGCAAGTGGAGTGCCTTTGATCATTGCGAGGGTACTTGCCAGCTGCCTGTAATTATTTGCGGCATGGGCAAGCTCTCGTTCAATTTCTTCTTTATTCACTAGCGCTCCAAATTTTTTATTTGCACCTAAATATAGGTCGGCACTGGCGCTCAGAAAGTTTAATTGGTGTGACGAGCGGCTAACGGTACGCCGTACCCCACGCGCCACATTTTTCGAATGCGCCCAAACGTGGCGCGAGGCTTTGCAACTGAGCAACCTCATCCGACTGCTTCACAGTACGCCAGTGATCCCGGATATCAATTCTGCGGTAAGCGCTATCGACAAGGCTATTGCCGATGCCCCGGCAGCGTTGTCTACCAGCGTTGCTAAAGGCTTGATCATTGGATTGCTCCATGGTCACCATGCAGGCCTATGAGATGGTATCTCAATGGATACCATTGCCCACTAAAACGGCCTGATCGATTGTGACTTTGAAGTAGCCAGCGGTGAATCAACACCGATACTGCTCGCTATCGTCTGTTAATAAATGAGATTTGAGCTTCCACTTTCGCCCGAATGGCGCTGGATTTCCCTTGGAAGTGAATGGTTCCCTTTGGATAGATGTTGATTACCATGCCATCAGGAAATACAAACTGTAGGGCTCCGACCGCATTGACCGCAGACCGACTGGCATCAGGGTATGCATTTTCAATATGCTTAACGAGTCTTCGGGGGTCATGGCATGACATCACCATTTGCTGCTCCTTAGCTATGCGAGTCACATATTTGCAGGTATTAGCTAATTATTTCAAGTTTGGAAAGGTGTGATTTTGAGTTGGCCGAGACCCCCTCCCTCAGCGCTTCATCTGGCCGATCTGCCAGACTTCCTAATTCGCCTAACACCAGCGCCGCAGGTATGGGACTGGCTACAAGCCGAGATACTTGCCGACACCGGCAGCCTTTACAACGAAGACCATGCCCATTTGCTGGATGCAGATATCCGTGTCATGTGGGCGTCGTCGAGCTTCGAGAAACAGGGACTCACAGTTCTTGGCCAGGCCGAACAGGTAGCGTTCCGCGCCGGCGGTTGGCAGAAAGCCCGGATGGAGCAACAGATGCGTGATTGGTTTGGCGAAGTGCCGGCTTTCATCATCACCCTGGCGGCTGACTACTGCGCCCAGTGTAGCGATCTTGAGTTCTGCGCACTGATAGAACACGAGCTTTATCACTTGGCTCACGCGACCGACAAGTACGGTCAACCAGCATTTACCCAAGACGGCGCACCGAAGATCAAGCTGCAGGGCCACGACGTTGAAGAGTTCGTCGGAGTCGTTCGCCGCTATGGTGCGAGTCCTGACGTTCAAGCATTGGTGGATGCTGCAAATAGTCCTGCCGAGGTGGGGAAATTGAACATATCGAGGGCCTGCGGAACCTGTCTGCTCAGATCGGCCTGATTCTTGACAGGCTCTAGACGGATGAGAATTTATGGCAGCCCTGAAAAATGAGGTGAAGAGCTTCATCGTTCAGGCGCTGGCGTGCTTTGACACCCCATCCCAGGTGGTGGAAGCCGTCAAGAACGAATACGGGGTTGTGGTGAGCCGCCAGCAGGTGGAGACGCACGACCCAGCCAAGTCCGCAGGTAAGGGTCTGGCGGTGAAGTGGGTGACCCTTTTCCACGACACCAGGAAGCGGTTCCGAGAAGAGACCGCAGAGATCCCGATTGCCAACCGCGCCTTCCGGCTACGTGGCCTGGGGCGAATGGCTGAGAAGGCCGAGAACATGCGCAACCTGGCGCTGACCGCTCAGTTGTACGAGCAAGCCGCCAAAGAGGTAGGCGACGTCTACGTGAATCGCCGCCTCGAACCTGAAAAGCCACTTGGCTCCCATGCGGACCAGCAGCACGCCGTTGCTGAGTACACCCTGGAGCCTGATGAGAATGTCCCGACTTCCCCGCACCTTTGATCCTCCGGTCAAGCTGACCCCCAAGCAGGCGAACATTTACTGCTGGGGATTTCAGCCTGAGGCTCGATTCCGCGATGCGGTGTGTGGTCGCCGGTTCGGCAAGACGTTCTTGGGCAAGGCCGAGATGCGCCGCGCCGCACGTCTGGCTGCTGAGTGGGGCGTGAGCGTTGAGGATGAGATCTGGTACGGCGCGCCGACCTTCAAGCAGGCCAAGCGCGTGTTCTGGCGTCGGCTGAAGCAGGCTATCCCCGAAGCATGGCGTGCACACCGCCCGAATGAGACTGAATGCTCAATCACACTCAAGTCCGGCCACGTCATGCGCGTGGTGGGACTCGACAACTACGACAACCTGCGTGGCTCCGGTCTGTTCTTCGTCCTGGTGGATGAATGGGCGGACTGCCCGTGGGCCGCGTGGGAAGAGGTACTGAGGCCGATGCTTTCGACCTGCCAGTACACGATTCCGGATGTCGGGGTGCGAAAGGGCGGCCACGCGCTGCGTATTGGCACGCCGAAGGGCTTCAACCACTGTTACGACACGTATCTGGATGGCAAGCCAGGTGGCGAGCCGGATCACAAGAGCTGGCAGTACACGTCATTGCAGGGCGGTAACGTCCCCCCTGAAGAGTTGGAAGCGGCTCGCCGGAAGATGGACCCGCGTACCTTCCGGCAAGAGTACGAAGCTGGCTTCGAGAACTACGCGGGCGTCGTCTACTACACATTCAATCGCGATGAGTGCCGAACCAGCGAGCGAATCAAGCCAGGCGAAGCGCTGCACATCGGTATGGACTTCAACGTCATGAAAATGGCCGCTGTCGTCTATGTCGTGCGTAACGATCTGCCGATGGCCCTGGATGAGTTTCACGGTGTTCGGGACACGCCGGAGATGATCGAGAAAATCCAGACACGGTTCCCTGGGCACTCGGTGGCGGTCTATCCCGACGCCAGCGGGCAGAACACCAGCAGCAAGAACGCGAGCGAGTCAGACTTGTCGCTGTTGAAGAAAGCAAAATTTACGGTGATCGTCGACTCCACAAACCCTGGCGTGAAAGACCGCGTGAACTCGGTGAACGCCATGTTCCTGAATGCCTACGGCGAGCGAAGAATGAAGGTCAACATCGACCAGTGCCCTCAGCTCACCTTGTGCCTGGAGCGACAGACCTACACCGACAAGGGCGAGCCGGACAAAGATCCGAAAAAGGGTCACGACCATATGAACGACGCCGCCGGCTACTTCATCGCCAAACGCTATCCGATCAAAGCGATCGTCACTTCTATCAAAATGGGATACGCCCGATGAGCACCGACATCTCCTTCAAGCGGGCGGAATACACGGCAGTGCTGGATCGCTGGGCTACCGTCCGCGACGTCTGCGCCGGTCAGCACCGGGTTGTCGACCGACTGCCGTACATCAACACACACGATAAGTCCCCGGAGAACGAAGACCGGAATCGGGCTTACCGCGAGCGAGCGGTGTTCAAGAACGCCACCGGGCACACCCGTAACGGGCTGCTGGGCCTGGCCTTCCATAAAGACCCCACGCTCACGGTGCCGAAGAAGCTGGAATACCTGCAAGACAACGCCAACGGCTCCGGAGTGAGCATCTATCAACACTCCCAGGGCACGCTTGAAAAGGTGCTTGAAGCTGGTCGCCACGGTCTGTACGTCGACTATCACCAGGACGACGGCATCGGCGGGCATTCGGTGATCCTGTCTTACTGCGCTGAAGACATAATCAACTGGCGCACGGGCATGGTGAACGGTCACAGCGTGCTAACGCTGGTGGTCCTGCGCGAGTCGCCGGAGATTCCTGACGGCTTCGGCTACAAGACGGCTGAGCAGTACCGGGAGCTGGCGCTTGAGGATGACGGCTTTGTTTGCCGCGTCTGGCGCCGGTCCGGTCCGAAAGGTGGCGGGCCGCTTGCGGTCATCGACGAGTTCAAGCCCGAAGGCGTAACCGGTCGCCTCAAGGAGATCCCATTCACCTTCGTCGGCGCGCAGAACAACGACCCAAGCATCGACGAGTCACCGCTGTACGACATCGCGATGATCAACCTGGGCCATTACCGGAACAGCGCTGACTACGAAGACAGTGTGTTCTGGTGCGGCCAGGCCCAGCCGTGGATCAGTGGTTTGGATGAGCAATGGCGCGACTGGATGGAGAAAAACGGCGTTTACGTCGGCTCCAGGGCGCCAATGATGCTGCCGGCCGGCGGCCAGTTCGGTTACGCGCAGCCATTGCCGAACACTCTGGTCAAGGAGGCCATGGCCGACAAGAACCAGATGATGATTGAGCTGGGCGCGCGGATGGTGGTTGCGTCTCTGTCGTCCAAGACGGCGACCGAGGCCCGCGGCGACCAATCGGCGTCCACTTCGGTGCTCGCCGGCTGCGTGGCGAACGTCAGCGAGGCATACACGAGGGCGATCATGTGGTGCTGTGCCTACATGGGCATCGCTGACAAGAAGGTCGCCTACCAGGTCAACCAAGAGTTCGTAGAGCTCTCGGCTGATCCACAGATGATCACAGCCTTGGTTGGCTTGTGGCAGAACGGCGGCTTTGCGAAAGCTGACCTTCGGGCATACCTGCGCAAGCTCGGCTTGATCGCACCAGAGCGTACTGACCTGCAGATCGACGGCGAACTGGAAGAGCAGGGCGACGGCCTGGGCTTAGACGACGAGGACAAACCAAATGGCGGTAAATCCGGCAGTACTTGATGCCACGATCCGGCACGCGGTCTTTCTCGAAAAGCTGAAGGCGGGGGAGGTGGGCAAATTTGCTCCTTTCCTTAAGGAGATTGACCGGTCTATACGGGATCGGCTGACCCAGTCGGACCTGACCGAGTACAACGTCAAGCGTCTGGAAGCGCTGCTGAAGGAGGTGGATAGCCTTCTGCTGGGCATCTTCGACCGCTACAGCGCGCAACTGAACCTCGACCTGGTGGACATCGCCAACTACGAGGCCGAATTTGAGGCGACCAGCCTTGCCAGGTCGGCGCCGGTTGGCGTGTCGCTGGATGTGGTCGCTCCGACGGCCGCTGTAATCCGCACCGCAGTGCTGACGAATCCGCTCAGCGTGCGCGGCACAGGCGGCGGGAAGCTGCTGAAGGCCTTCATCAAGGGTTGGACCGGTGCAGAGCGTGAACGAGTTACCGGCACCATCCGGCAGGGCTTCTTCGAAGGTCAGACGAACTTCCAGATCATCCGCAACATTCGCGGCACCAAAGCGGCAGGATACAAAGACGGCATCCTGGCCACTACCAACCGCAATGCCAGCACGGTCGTGCGCACCGCGATTCAGCATGTGTCGTCCCAGGCGCGCATGGAGGTCGCCAAGGCCAATACGGATATCGTGGAACAGATCCAGATGGTGGCCACGCTGGACAGCAAGACCAGCCAGCAATGCCGCTCAATGGACAAGCGTAAGTTTCCGGTGGACTCCGGCCCAAGGCCGCCTTTCCACCCTAACTGCCGCACCACCTTCATTCTGTTGACCAAGCTCAGCGCGATGTTCGCCAAGGGCGCAACGCGTGCCTCGGTAGGTGCAGACGGCGGCCAGCAGGTGAGTGCCGACCTTGATTACTATCACTGGCTCCAGCAGCAGCCGGCTTCGTTCCAGGACGTTGCCATCGGTCCTGTCCGGGCCAAGCTGTTCAGGGAGGGCGGGTTGACCGTCGAGCGCTTCGCCGAGCTGCAGCTTGATCGCAACTTTGCTCCGCTGACTCTGGCGCAGATGAAAGAGCTTGAGCCTCTGGCGTTTGAACGTGCTGGATTGGTAACCTGATAGCTCGCATATTCAGGGAAGAGTCAGATGCTCTCAAGTCTCACGGATGAAGAATCAGATTGCCTATGCCGTATTTTATGTAGTTTGTTGGAGGTCGGTATCAGTGATAGGGAGCAGGACACCGACGCTGAGTTTCACTTGGCCTTGTCTGAGCTTGATGAATTTGTGCTTTCACTTCGCGGTAATTCATACGCCGAGGTGGACAAGGTTCTAAATGCAATTTTTTCAATCCCGGAAATTGAACAGATATTTTATACGGAGGCGAAACCATTGATTGTTGGAGGGTCGGGAATCGATTGTGCAAACTCCCTGGGTAAACTTCACAGCAGAGCTGAGCATTTATTGGAGTTCATTAACGATTATTCAAATGCAGATTTTTATTACATGACGCACTGGTATTGAAAACCAAAATTCAAACAACCCGCTTCGGCGGGTTTTTTTATTCCTGCAAAGCGGGCTAAACATACCTAAGGGGTGCATCAACGTGGCAGAAGAAAACGAAATCGACCTGGAAAACCCGGCAATTAAGGCCGCTATCGCGACTGCCGTTGAAGCATCCGTTTCCGGTTTGAAAACCAAGAACTCGGAACTGCTGGGCAAGCTGAAGGAAACCTCCGGCAAGCTGACCCAGTTCGAAACCCAGTTTGAAGGCATCGATATCGACGCCGTCAAAGGCCTGCTCAGTCGCGCCGGGCAGGACGAAGAAACCAAGCTGCTGACCGAGGGCAAGGTGGACGAGGTATTCAACCGCCGCACCGAGCGCCTGCGTAGCGACTACGACAAGCAGTTGAAGACCATCAGCGAGCGCGCCGAGAAGGCCGAATCCTTTGCTGCCAAGTTCCAGGGCAAGGTTCTGGGTGACTCGGTACGCGGTGCGGCACTGAAGGCCGGCGCTCTGCCGGAAGCAACAGACGACATCATTCTGCGCGCCAAAGGCGTGTTCACCCTTAACGAAGATGGCGATGCAGTCGCCGTTGATGAATCCGGTCAGGTCATCCTCGGTAAAGACGGCAAAACCCCTTTGACTCCGCTCGAATGGGCGGAATCTCTGCGCGAAAGCGCACCTCATCTGTGGCCAAGGGCTTCAGGGACATTTGCCCCGGGCGGGGGTGGCGGCAAGGCTGCATTCAAGCGCTCCGAAATGACCTCCGAGCAGAAGCGCGACTTCCAGCGCAAGCACGGCCAAACCGCATATCTCGCATTGCCCAAGTAAGGGGATTGACCCATGGCTACAACCGTTAACAGCGACCTGATCATCTACAACGATGAGGCGCAAACCGCATACCTGGAGCGTGTCCAGGACAACCTGGACGTGTTCAACGCATCGTCCAACGGCGCGATGGTGCTGGACAACGAGCTGATCGAAGGCGACTTCCGCAAGCGCGCGCTTTACAAGCTGAACGGCTCTCTGGAGCATCGCGACGTCAACTCCGACGGCAAGGTAACTGCTAAGAAGATCAGCGCCGGCGAAGCTGTCGGCGTCAAAGCTCCCTGGAAGTACGGCCCGTACCAGACCACCGAAGAGGCGTTCAAGCGCCGCGGTCGTCCGGTCGAGGAGTTCTCCCAGATCGTCGGTGCCGACGTTGCTGATGCGACCCTGGAAGGCTTCATCCAGTACGCAACTGCTGGCCTGCGTGCGGCCATCGGCTCCAACGCTGACATGGTGGTCTCGGCTAACATCGAAACCGATGGGAAGAAGACGCTGACTCGCGGTATGCGCAAGTTCGGCGACAAGTTCGGCCGTATTGCTCTGTGGGTCATGCACTCCAGCGCCTACTTCGACATCGTCGACGAAGCCATCACCAACAAGATCTATGAAGAAGCTGGCGTCGTAATCTACGGCGGTCTGCCGGGCACCCTGGGTAAGCCGGTACTGGTAACCGATACCGCGCCGTCGGACGTGATTTTCGGCCTGCTGCCAAACGCCGTGACCATTACCGAGTCGCAGGCGCCGGGCTTCCGTTCCTACGAAGTGAACGACGAAGAAAACCTGAGCATCGGCTACCGGGCTGAAGGCACCGTGAACATCGATGTGCTGGGTTACAGCTGGAAAGCCACCACTGGCGGCTCCAACCCGACCCTGGCTGCCGTTGGCTCCGCTGCCAACTGGGTCAAACATGCGGGCAGCAACAAGGTTACCGCCGGCGTGATGATCACGCTGACCCCAACGCCTTCTGTTACTGGCGGTTAAGCCTCAAACTCAACGCGCGGTCAGCAATGGCCGCCTTGGAGAAACACATGGAACTGACTTACAGCAACCAGCTGAGCGGCTTCGACCCGGAGAAGCGTTACCGCAATCCGGAACACTTCGATAAGCCCGAAGCGGGTGTGACCAGCGTGCTGGTGATTGGCGATTGGCCGAGCGTGGTCAATGCGTACGAAGCAGCCGGCATCGATGTGTCGGTGAAGGAAGCCAAGCGGGCGCAGATTGTTGGTGCGGGCAACCAAGCCGGAATGGAAAAGGTTATCGCGGCTTTGCGTGCTGAGCATGGATCGATCCAGAGCCTTGTTGACGGCCTGGAAGCTGGCGAAATCCATCGTCCAGAGTCTGGCGACCTAGCGTTGCGCTTGTTTGACGTGCTGGGCAACATCCATGCTTCGGTAGGTGAGCTGACCACTGAGCGTAACGGCTTGGCCTTGACTGTCGATGCACTTCGCGGAGAGGTTGAAGCGCTGAAGAAGTCTACCCTCGCACCGCTGGCTGACGAGGCCGGTGAAATCGCGGCGCTGAAAGCAAAGCTCGATGATGCCAAGGTCCAGTATCGGGCCAACGCTTCGAAAGAATCCCTGGAAAAGCTCGTAGCTGAGCTGCCCAAGGAGTAATACTGCTGGCTGTCGGTGACCCGGCGGCCAATCTTCAAACCATTGCAGCGAGTTGACGCATGACACTCATCATCGAGGACGGCACCGGCAAGCCTGACGCCGAAAGCTACGCGAGCGCCGAGGACCTGGCCCTGTATGCCGTGAAATTCGGCACGGTCATCCCCGCAGGTGTTCCCGAGCAGGACGCGTTGCTTCGCCGCGCCGCCTTGGCGATGGATGGCATGAAGTGGAAAGGGCGTAAGACGAACAGCGAGCAGGCCTTGTCCTGGCCGCGCCGGGAGGTGCTGCTGGATCAGGAGATCAAGCCAGACAACTACCTTCCCGCGCGAATCCAGTACGGGCAGATGGCCCTGGCCGCCGAGATCCATCAGGACGACATCGACCCGGTGGAGAAGCGCAAAGGTGCAGTGCTGCTGGATCGTGTTGAGGGAGCGGTGACGCGGCAGTATGCGGCGATCCCGTCCACCAGCAACCGGCTTTTGCCGGCGGCACCGGATCGGCCAAGCGCCACTCAGTTTGCGGATTATTTGCAGAAGCGTGGCCTGTTCGCTGTTCGTGCATAATTGTAATACGGGGGAATGCGCAGGCTGATGCGCGAGGAAGCTACACGGGTTTGCCGGTGAAATTCCGGTGCTCCTGCAGGGTTTGCGACCAGCGTTGCCGGTTCGAGTCCGGACGGAACCTTGTATGCCGGGATCAGCTCCGGCGTCCCGCACCCATTCAAAGGCCCAGCCATAGCGCTGGGCTTTTCACATCTGGAGCCGCCATGGCCTTCTACGACGAAATGGCCGTGATGGCTCTGGAGATGATCACAGAGTTCGGCCAGTCCGTGACCATCAGCAAGCCGGAGCCGGGCGAGTACGACCCGGACATCGGCGGCGAAGCGCCAGGCGCCACTGTCGAGCAAATCGCCCAAGGTATCCTGCTCGACTTCACCGGCCAAGAATTCCAAAACAACAGTCTCATCCGGCAAGGCGACAAGAAACTCAAGATCGCCGCGCAGGGATTGGCCTGGGTGCCCGGCCTACTCGACAAAGTGGTCGTCCAGGGCCGCACGTGGTCAATCGTGCCCCCAATGAAAGAGATCAACCCCGCCGGCACGCCGATCCTGTATGAGCTGCAGGTGCGCTCGTGAGCCGAGCAGGCGCTGGCCAATCCGGCAGTTTCGCCCTGAGCCTGGCAGAGTTCGCCGCCCAGACGGGTGAAGCCATCGATGCCAGCGTGCGTGAAATCATCATCGAGGTCGGCAGCAGCCTGATTCGAATGTCCCCCGTGGGTAACCCGGAGATCTGGGCGCAGAACGCAGTGGCCACCCAGTACAACAAGGCTGTCGACGATCACAACAGCGCGCTGCGCAACGACCCGGACAATCTCACGAAGGGCGGTAGGCTCATGAAGGGCCGAAAGCTCAACGACGGCATGGACATCAAGGCGCCAGAGGGCTACGTCGGCGGCAGGTTCCGTGCGAACTGGCACATATCGCTCGGCGTGGTCGAGAACGTCACCTTTGACGAGGTAGACCCGAGCGGCGCCGAAACCACTGCGGCGCTGGTTGCTGCGATGAGCGACTTCACCGCCGGCCAGATGGCCTACATCATCAACAACTTGCCCTACGCGATTCCGCTGGAGTTCGGCCATTCCACCCAGGCCCCCGGCGGAATGGTCCGGGTAACCGTGGCTCGCTTTCAGCAGATCGTGCTGGAGGCCATCAGGAACAACCAGGTATGAAGTTCGAAGACGTGCCGGTTCGCCCGGTGATGCGCTATACGCTTTGCGAGTGCGGCGGAAGGCTGCTGCAAGTCGAATACGCCCCGGTACTGCTGTCGTTTCCTGCGCAGTACCTTCACCAGTGTGCCCTCTGCGGCCGACAGAAGAGCTTGCGCGGAGTATCGCCTACGCTTGTGTACGAGGTGGCCTGATGTCGCATGCAATCATCGCTTCGATCTACGAGGCAAAGCTGATTGCCTGGAACAATGCCAGGCCGGAAAAGCTGGGGATCGTCTTCGAAAACAAGAGCTACAAGCCTGCGGTCGACGAAACCTACCTGCGGGCGTTCACGATTCCGGGCGATACCGCGAGCAACACGCTCGGCGGCGATCACCGGCTGTTCACCGGAGTGTTCCAGGTGAGCATCATCGCGCCGGCGGGCACTGGGAAGACCAAGACGAACCCTATTGCGTTCGAGCTGGTCGGCTTGTTCCCGCTATACGCCAGGGACACGAAGGGCTCGGTCACCGTGGTGACCATGTCGCCAGTCGACCCGGGCCCTGGCATCAGCGGTGATTCCACCTACACCGTTCCAGTCTCGTTCTTGTACCGAGCCGACACCAATTGAGCGGCTCGCGCTAGAATCGCTCCACGTAAATGGGTAGGTAGGGGCGTCACCATGGATGAAGATACAAAAGCGCGATTACAGTGGCTGGATGAGTCGGCAGATGATCACGCCTGGAACAACCGCGACGAGATTATTGCCAGCGACAGGTGCATCTGCACTGCGTGCGGGGAATGGTCTACGCCGAGTCAAATTACGAAGTGGTATCTGGAAAAGCATGCCTGTTGTCCTTCCTGCGGCCTTACCGGCGTCGTCATTGGTTCCAAATCTGGGCTGCCTCTTGAGGCTTATCAAGACTGCCGTAATCCTGAATAACGTAACCGCCAAATAATTCGCCCATTGGGCAATCCCAAGAACCCGCCATTGAGCGGGTTTTTTCACATCTGCAAAGAGGAAATACCCATGGGCTACAAAATTCCGGACGGCGGCACCTTCCAGCACGGTGCAACCTATGGCCCGGACATCCCGTTTTCGGCACTGAGCAACGCGGCTGAGGCCGTGGCCACTTTGACTGGCGGCACGCTGTCGGCTGGCGACATCGTGATCGTCACATCCGGCTGGACTCGCCTGGGTAATCGGGTTGTGCGTGTGAAAGCTGCCACTGCCACCGCCATCACCCTCGACGGCATCGACACCACCGACGTGCAGGTCTACCCGGCCGGCTCCGGCATCGGCTCGCTGAAGAAGGTGCTGACCTGGGTGCAGATTCCGCAAATCACTGACGTGGCTTTCGCCGGCGGCACCCAGAACTATCTGGACGTGGTGTTCCTGGAAGATAAGCAAGGCCGCCAGATGCCAACCGACAAAGCGGCGGCCAGTTTGGCGCTGACCATTGCGGATGACCCGGGCCAGGCGTTCAACGCCATCCTTCGCGCCGCTGATGCCAGCCAGACCATTCAGGCTGCGCGCCTGAACCTGCCAGGCAACGACACTCTGTTCTACGGCGCCTTCACCTCGTTCTCCAACCAGCCGACCGTGTCCCGCAGCAACTTGCTGACCCGGACTGTGAACCTGGCGCTACAGGGCGAACCGACCCGCTACCTGACAGCGGTGGCGTAACCCATGGCAAAGATCAGAATCGCCCAAAACCCGACGTTCAAGGCCTTCGTGTCGATCCCTATCGTTGGGGGTGAGCCCGAGAAAATCGAGTTCACCTTCAAGTATCGTGATCGCCCGGGGCTTGCCGCTTTGTTTGATGAGTGGAACCTGAAGCGCGATGAAGCTCGGACCTCCCTGGGCGAAAGCCCAACGCTTTCCGAAATCGTTGCTGCTGACACTGAGCAGCAGTCGCAGCAGATCAAGGACCTCGTGGTTGGCTGGGGCTTCGACGACAAGTTCGACGACAAGAGCATTCGTGCGCTGGTGACGTCCTGCCAGGGCGCTGCTGAGGCGGTCGTGAATGCGTACCAGAGCGCATTCAGTCAGGCCCGCTTGGGAAACTGACGGACGCCGCCCGCGCACTCTATGCGCCGGCGGCACCTGCTGAGTTGATGGGCCTGTTCGGGCTCACCCCGGGTGACCTTGAAGAGGTGACCGAGGTCTGGCCCTGCAACTGGCCGGCGTTCTTCCTGTTCAACCGGATGTCGACTCAGTGGCGGGCGGGCGCCGGCGGCGCGATCGGCCTCGATTACAACTGCATCCGCGACGTGGCCGGGTTCCTCGGAATCAAGAAAAAGAAACTCGCTGAAATCTTCCCTGACCTTCAGGTGCTGGAAGGCGAAGCCCTGCGCGTCATGGCGGAGGAAAGGGAAAACAGCCCGTGAGCACGGGCACTTATTCAAGGTGAGTCGATGAACATTGCAGAGCTCGGCGTCAAGATCGACTCGGCCGATGCAATCCAGGCGAAAACCAGCCTGGATGAGATGGCGAAGGCCGGCGGCCGGGCCGAGCAATCCGCCGTCAGCCTGATGAATGAAATGCAGGCGCTGGAGAAATCACTTTCCACCAGTGCCAAGACTACGCAGGACCTGGCAAAGCAGCGTGATGCGCTCACCAAGCTGACCAAGACCGGCGCCTATGGCGAGGCCGAGGCGGCGAAGCTCTCGGCGCAGCTCGATAAGCAGCAAATCGCCTTGGCCAAGTCAGCGATGGACGAACAGAAGGCCCTGAACAGCCTGCTGGGTGCCATCGACCCGGCCCGGGCCGCATTTGTAAAGCTGGATACCCAGGTTGAGCAGCTGGGTAAGCACCTGGATGCGGGTCGTATCAACCAAGAGCAATACAACCAGGCCCTGAAGAAGATCGATGGCAAGTATGCCGAGATCGACAAGACGAGTTCGGCGTTTGCCGGCCTCGGCCTGAACACCAAAGCCGCCAGGCAGAACGTGGTTCAGCTAGGAAACGCTCTGGCTGAAGGCAACATCCGCGTTGCAGCGCACAACGTTCTGGAGCTGGGGACCAATGCCGGCGCTTCGGCCGTTCGGATCGCAGCCATGGCCGCGCCTATTGGGCTTGCTGTAGCAGCGATCGGCGCGCTGGCTTATGGATTTGTTCAGGGCAGAGCCGAAACCGACAAATACAACAAGTCTCTGATCCTCACCGGCAACTATGCAGGCGTCAGTGCCGGGCAGCTCGGCGATATGGCGCGCCAGGTCAGCGCTACTGTCGGATCTACGGGGCAAGCAGCCTCTGTCTTGGCCCTGCTGGCTGACAATGGGAAGATCGCAGGTGCGAGCTTTACCGAGATCACTCAGGCCGCCGTGTCGATGCAGGAAGCGACCGGCAAGGCCGTGAGCGAGACGGTTGCCGAGTTTTCCAAGCTGGCTGACGATCCGGTCAAGGCGTCCGCCGCGCTAAACGAGCAGTACCACTACCTGACTGCCTCGGTTTACTCGCAAATCGTGGCCCTTGAGAAACAAGGCGATCACGCCGGCGCCGTAAAGCTCGCGACCGATGCCTACGCTGATGCGATCAATGAGCGCACTCCGAAGATTCTGGCAAACCTCAGTCTTTGGGAAAAGGCCTACAACGCCGTGGCGCGCGCCGCCGACGGGATCAAGAATATTGGCCGTCGCGACATCAACGCGGATATTGAAAGTGCGAAGGCGGACCTGCTTGAAGCGCAAAACATGGACGGTTTGTTCCAAAACAAAAAGTCCAAAGACGCGCTGATTGAGTTTCGGCAAAACCGCCTAAACATGCTGGAAGATGAGAAGGCGGCCCAAGCCGATATCGCCAAGTGGGAGGGTGACCAAGCTAAGGCCCAAGGCGAAGCCGTATCGTCGATGGCTAAAATCGATGCTTTGACTAAATCGTCATGGACGAATGAGCAGAAGCGCGCCGATGCGCTCAAGGACTACAAAAAGCAACTCGACGATATCCGCAAGGTAGCGCCGAACGATCCTCGCCTGGCTCAGGCAACGGTTGACAAAAACATCGCCAATATCAACGACAAGTTCAAAGACCCAAAGGCCGCCGGTTCACAGGTCGACTTAACCAATTTCAACAACACCAAGAACGACTTGGCGGCGATCACCGACACCTACAAAAATTACCAGAAGGAACTGGAAGCGGCTCAAAAGGCTGGCTTGCTTTCCGAGGAAGACTATCTGCTGCGGCGCCAGGCGTTGATCGGCAATCAGCTCGACCAAACCAAGGCGGCCTACGAGGCAGAGATTGCAGCGCTTGAGGCCGCCAAAGGCAAGAAGACCACGTCGGCCGCGCAGACCATCCAGCTCGACCAGAAGATCGCTGACGCGCGAGCGGGAATGGTCAAGGCGCAGAAGGACGCTGATAGCCAGCTTGAAGTGTTGGCGACCAACGAGACCGGGCGCCTGGCGAAGCAAGAGCGCGCGATCAGCACCTACGTGCAGGCACTGGGGCAGCAACAGAGAGCCCTGGAGCTTGCCGGGCAGCGCGCCGTGATTGGCGTAGGCCAGGGTGACCGCCAGAACGCACTCAGCGGCGAACTGAACAACCAACAGGATCGATTTGCTCAGCAGTCGCTCGAGCTTGCCAACCAGAAGTCTGACCCGTCGCGGAACATGTCAGAGGAGGAGTTCAAGCGTAAGTCGCAGGCGCTCGCCGACGCGAACAAGGCTGCCACTGACCAGATTCGGCAAAACTACGCGGATGTGGAAAATGCGCAGGGTGATTGGACCAAAGGTGCAACAGCGGCGTGGGACAACTACTTGGATTCGGCTCGCAACGTCGCCGGGCAGACAAAAAGCCTGTTCGGCAATGCCTTTAGCTCCATGGAAGACGCCGTCGTCAACTTCGCCATGACTGGGAAGCTTTCCTTTGCGGACTTCACGAAGTCGATTTTGGCGGATATGGCGCGTATCGCGACCCGTCAGGCGAGCTCGGCATTGCTTGGCAGTTTGGTTGGCGCAGCGGCGAGCTACTTCGGTGGAAGCTCCGCCGGTGGCAATGGGCTGGCTGCTGGATCAGCTGGTGCCGCGTCTTCAAACCTTGGCGCCTCGGCTGGCGGCTATTCCGGCACCTACTTCCCGCAAGCTTTGGGCGGCGCCTGGTCGGGCGGTGTGCAGATGTTCGCCGACGGCGGCGCCTTCACCAATTCAATCGTCAGTAAGCCCACGGCGTTCGGTATGGCCAACGGCAAAACCGGTGTCATGGGGGAGGCTGGAGCAGAGGCGATCATGCCACTGACTCGCACATCCAGCGGCAAGCTTGGTGTTATGGCGATGGGCGGCGGCGGGGCGGGTGCAACGCAGATCAACGTCGCGGTGCATATCGACGGAGACGGCAACGCATCATCCTCCGCCGACGCGCCTGGCTACGACCTGTTCGGCAAGGAGCTGGCGGCTTTTGTGGAGCAGAAGTACCAGCAGATGCGCAACAAGGACATGGGCCAGGGCGGCGTCATCAACAAAGCAATCAAGGGGCGCTGATGGCAATCGAACGATTTACATGGGCAACGGAGAAGGGCGCGGAAGGGGAGATTACCCAGCGCGTCCGGACCAAAAAGTTCGGCGATGGCTATGAGCAGTCGGTCGAGGACGGACTGAACAATCAGTCGGAATCCTGGCCGGTGACGTTTACCGGTATGGCCGCGCGAATCCTGGAGATCAGGAAGTTCCTCGACAAGCACAAAGGGGCAAAGGCGTTTCTCTGGACGCCACCACTCGGCGTGCTCGGGCTCTACAAGTGCAACGGCTACAAGCCTGTTCACCGTGGCGGCCAGGTCTACGCCATCACCGCCACCTTCCAGCAAACCTTTCACCCCTGAGATAACGGCCCATGGCACTGATCACGGACATCCAGAAACTGGAGCCCGGCGGCGAAATCCGCCTATTCGAAATTGACGGGACCGAGTACGGCGCCGATTACCTGCGCTTTCACGGTCACGCCATCCCGCACACACCGGACGAACTATTGGCATACGAGGGATCGGAAGCCGATCTGCCGGCAAAGTCGATTTGGTGGCAGGGTGCCGAGTACGCGGCCTGGCCGGTGCAGATAGAAGGCATTGGCTCAAGTAGCGACGGCACGGCCACCCGGCCGACATTCGCCGCTGGCAACGTCAACGGTCGCGTGACGGCGCTGTGCCTGGCCTTCGAGGACATGCTGAAATTCAAGTTGACGGTCCGCGAGACCCTGGCCAAGTACCTGGACGCAGCCAACTTCCCCGAAGGCAACCCTACTGCTGATCCGACACAGGAAGCGCTGGAGATCTGGTACATCGACCAGAAAACCAGCGAGGACGGAGAGGCTGTGGTCTGGGAGCTTTCGTCCCCGGGCGAGATCGACAACCACGGACTGCCCGGCCGGCAGATGACGACGTTCTGCCACTGGGCCATGACCAATGGTTACCGTGGGCCTGACTGTGGCTACACCGGCGGGGCCATGTTCGACGACGAGGACAACCTCACGGATGACCCAGCCAAGGACCAGTGCAAGGGTTGCTTGTCTTCCTGCAAGAAGCGCTTCGGCGAAAACAACGAACTCTCCTTCGGCGGTTTCCCCGCTGTGTCCCTTCTTGCCAGGAGCTGACCATGCGCAAGCACATTATTGCGGGGATCAAGGCGCATGCGGCGGCGGAGTATCCGCGCGAGTGCTGTGGCCTGCTGCTGGCCATCGGTCGTAAGCAGAAATATTTCCCGTGCCGAAACATCGCCACGGAGCCAAGCGAAGAGTTCCGGCTCGACCCCGAGGACTATGTCGCGGCGGAAGATCTGGGCGAAGTGATCGGCATTGTTCACTCCCACCCGGACGCAACCAGCAGGCCGTCACCGCATGACTTGGCGATGTGCGAGGCCACGGCCCTGCCCTGGCACATTTTGTCGTGGCCTGAGGGCGACCTGCGCACGATCACCCCGACGGGCAACACGCCGCTGCTCAAGCGGCCGTTTGTGCACGGCGCTTGGGACTGTTGGCAGGTCTGCGCCGATTGGTACCAGCGCGAATGGAGAATTGAGTTCGAAGCTTTCCAGCGCATCGATGGCTGGTGGGAGAGTGCGGAGCACGCCAGTTTGTACGAGCATCACTACGAGGACGCCGGATTCGTCCGTGTCGCCCGGCCACAACGTGGAGACCTGATCGTCATGCACGTTGGGCGGACGGTTCACCCCAACCATGCAGGGATCTACCTGGGCACTGATCCAGCTCTACCTGGTGAAGAGTCGGGTACGTTCGGCATCGGTCCATTCCTACTACACCATCTTTACGGAAGGCCATCTGAGATCATTGTCTTTGGCGGACCTTGGTATGACCGAACCAGCTTGATTCTCCGGCACAAAGACGCCATGAGCCAATTGAAATAATTTTATTTAGCGCCAGAGTCGCTGAATTCTGCAGCTTCTGGATGTTGCAGCATCGTCGCTCAACTACACTGTGCACAGCAAAACCGTTTTCCCCTCGGATGTCCTCAATTTTCGCCAGAAGATGCCGATAGGACTGGTGTGATCACAGAGGCGACTTCCTATGTTCAACGCTAACCTTAAGAAACAGCTTCAATTTCAAAATAATGAGCTGTTGGAGCTGCGCCAGCTGCGCGATGGCCTTAACCGTGAAATGTTAACTTTGAGTATCGACTCAACGTTTAGAATTACGGCATGTAACGACAATTTTGGAAAAGCACTGGGCTATGCTCCGGATAGTCTTTTAGGTCGCGCAATGGCAGAGATTGTGCCGCAGTACGTATCCAAGCTAGAGTGCTTTCATAACTTCCGATCCGCGGTTGCCGCAGGCAAATCGATCACCGACGATTATAGGTACCTTCATGCTGATGGCTCATTAGTCTGGATTCATGCACATTGGCAGCCAATCAAAGATGAGAGTGGCCAGTTGAGTCATGTTACTTGCTACGCTACTAACATTACTTCTCGAGTAGAAAAAGCTTCGGAAAATGCGTCATTCATTGAGGCGCTACTACGTTCTACAGCGGTGATCGAGTTCGATCTCTCTGGAAATGTACTGATGGCAAATGATCAATTTTTACAAGCTATGGGCTACAGCCTAAAACAAGCAAAAGGGAGCCATCACCGAGTTTTCTGTAAACCAGAGCAAGTTTCATCCCAGGAATACAATGATTTCTGGTCAGCGTTGAATAAAGGTGAGTTTGTTGCCGGCCGATTCGAGCGTTTAGACAGCCGCGGCCAAACGGTGTGGCTGGAAGCAACCTACAACCCGGTTTACGACACCGAAGGTAAACTTTGTAAAGTAGTAAAGTTCGCGACTGTGGTGACGGATCAGGTGGCCCGTGAGCAAGAAGTCAGCGGGGCAGCCCAAACAGCGTTTGAGATATCCCAGCAAACTGATATCAGCGCACAGCGAGGAGCTGTTGTCGTAAACGACACTATGCACACAATGCGTAAAATCGCCGCTGACATGCAGGCAGCCTCTGGGGGAGTAGAAGCGCTGGGCAAACAGTCATTGTTGATCAGCTCGATTATTCAGACGATTAGCAGCATCGCTCAGCAAACCAATCTTCTGGCTTTAAACGCTGCGATTGAAGCCGCTCGCGCAGGTGAGCAGGGTCGAGGCTTTGCCGTTGTTGCTGACGAGGTTCGACAATTGGCTGGGCGAACCAGCACGGCGACAGAAGAAATCGCATCGGTAGTTTTACAGAATCAGAAGCTGGTAGATGAGACCGTCACTGAAATGGCAAATAGCAAATCACAAGCGGAACAGGGCCTTGAGCTCGCCACCCAGGCAGGTCAGGTCATTGTCGAAATTCAGGATGGTGCGAAGCGAGTGGTCGACGCGGTGGGCAGGTTTGCGACCCAGGTTGCTTAGCGAACGAGGTAGTCCGGTAAGGCTGCCATTTTGAGGGCTAGGTTCATTCGTTGGAGAGTAACTTTAAAACGGCCCAGAGGCGTAGCTTCTGAGACAACGCACTATTTGTTGGTGAGTTACTGGATCGCCAGTAAGAGACTGGCGGTACTTAAACTAGCGCGTATTGCAGCGCATCAAATTGATCAAGGCTCGCTTCGGCGGGCTTTTTTATCGCCTGGAGAAAAGCAAATGGCGGCACTTGCCGTTAATTATCAGCCTATGACCACGATCCTGCTCTACGGACAGCTTCGTCAGTTTGGTAAGTCCTTTCGGATGGCCGTAAGGACGCCGGCAGAAGCAGTTAAGGCCCTGTGCGTGCAAATTCCAGGGTTCGAGCGATTCTTGTCCAACGCCAAGTCCCGTGGGATCGAGTTCGCCGTATTTCGCGGCAAGACAAACCTAGCTGAGAAGGAACTTGAGTTCTCGGGGGAGGGTGATATTCGCATTGCCCCGGTGATAACCGGCAGTAAGCGCGGCGGAGCGCTGCAAACCATTGTCGGCGCAGTACTGATCGTTGTCGGGCTGGTCATCACCGGCGGAACCTTTGGCGCGGGTGCACCGTTTGGCTCAGCCTTGATCATGATGGGCGGCTCGATGCTGCTGGGCGGCGTTATCCAAATGCTCAGCCCCCAGGCCGGCGGCCTCAAGACCAGTGCGGCGCCGGTGAATACTCCCGGCTACGCCTTCGGTAGCGCCAAGAACACCACGGCATCCGGTAACCCGGTACCGCTCTGCATTGGCGAGCGCCGCTGGGGCGGCGCAATTATCAGTGCCGCGATTTACGCCGAAGATCAGATGTAAAGACCACCCGCAGCTCCAATGCCGGCCATGAGCCGGTTTTTTATTGTCCGGAGGAAAGCATGGGCGCAGCACGCAAGATTGATATCCACGGCGCCAAGGGCGGCGAAGAGAAGCCAAAAACGCCAACGGAAGCCCCGGACAGTCTGCGCTCGGTCGCTATTGCCAAGATGCTGATCGCTGTAGGGGAGGGCGAGTTCGAAGGAACACCAACCGCCAAGGACATCTACCTCGACAACACCCCACTGCAAGACCCTCAGGGGAACATGAACTTCCCGAACGTGAAGTGGGAATGGCGTACTGGCGCGGTCGACCAGACCTATATCCAGGGTATTCCGTCCGTCGAGAACGAGACCACCATCAGCACGGAGCTGCGTAGCGGCACGCCGTGGGTTCGGGCGATTAGCAACACTCAGCTTTCCGCTGTGCGCGTTCGATTCGCATGGCCAGCACTGCAATCCGTCGATGCGGACAACAACATCAACGGCTACCGCATTGAGTACAAGGTCGAGCTGGCCACCGATGGCGGCGCTTACAAGCAGGTGCTGAGTGAGGCTGTCGACGGCAAGACCACCAGCACCTATGAGCGCACTCGTCGCATTGATTTGCCCAAGGCAACTACCGGTTGGCTGATGCGCATCACCCGTCTGACTATCAACCAGAACAACAACAAAATCTCGGACACGATGCAGATCGCCGGCTTCACTGAGGTGATCGACGCGAAAATTCGCTACCCGAATACCGCGCTTCTCTACATCGAGTTCTCGGCAGAGCAGTTCCGCAGCATCCCGGCGGTGACCGTGGGCTGCAAGGCTCGAAAATGGTCAGTACCGAGCAACTATGACCCCGCATCGCGCACATACAGCGGCGTGTGGGACGGCACCTTCAAGGAGGCCTACACCAACAATCCGACCTGGGCGACGCTCGGCATCACCACGAACGACCGCTTCGGCCTGGGCCGCCGCATCAAGCCATGGATGGTCGACAAGTGGGAGCTGTATCGGATCTCGCAGTACTGCGACCAGTTGGTGCCGGACGGGAAGGGTGGCCAGGAGCCGCGCTTCATCTGCAACTTGAATCTGCAGAGCAAGGCTGATGCCTGGTCGCTGCTGCGCGATATCTCGGCGATCTACCGTGGGATGACCTACTGGGCCCAGGGCCAGGTATTCACCCTTTCGGATATGCCGCGCGCCACGGACTTCGACTTCGCTTACACCCGCGCAAACGTGATCGATGGCAAGTTCACCTACTCCAGCGCGTCGGAGCGCACCCGCTATACCCGCGCGCTGGTCAGCTACGACAACCCGCTCAACAACTACGACACCGATGTCACGGCGGTGACTGACCAGAAGCTGCAGCGCCGCTATGGCGACAATCCGTTGGAGATCAGCGCGATTGGCTGCACCCGCGAATCGGAGGCCCAGCGCCGTGGTAAGTGGGCCCTGCTCACAAACGCCAAGGATCGGGCGGTCACCTTCAAGGTCGGCCTCGACGGGCGCATTCCGCTGCCTGGCTACGTGATCCCGATCGCTGACGAACTGCTGGCCGGTCGGCCGGTGGGCGGGCGTATCTCGGCGGTGAACGGCAAGATCATCACTCTCGACCGCGACACCCAGGCTAAGCCCGGCGACCGCCTGATCCTCAACCTGCCCGACGGTAAGTGCGAGGGGCGCACCGTGCAACTGGTCAGTGGCCGGCAGGTCACGGTCACCGTGGCTTACTCGGTTGCGCCCGAGCCTGAGCTGGTGTGGGCACTGGATGCTGACGACCTGGCCATCCCGCTTTACCGCGTGGTGAGCGTGGCCCGGCCAGAGCCTGGAGTGTTCGAGATCTCGGCCGTGCAGTACGACCCAAGCAAGTTCGCGCACATCGACACCGGCGCGCGCCTGGAAGAGCGGCCGATCAGCGTTATCCCGATCACCGTCGTTCCGCCGCCGGCAAGTGTCACGCTCACGTCGAGCTACGCCGTGAACCAGGGCATTGCGATCAGCACCATGAACATTTCATGGCCTGCCGTGGCTGGCGCTGTCGCGTACGACGTGGAGTGGCGTAAGGACAGCGGCAACTGGATCAAGGTGCAGCGCACTGGCTCGACCAGCGTCGACGTCACCGGCATTTACTCGGGCGCCTACCTGGCTCGCGTGCGCTCGGTGAGCGCCTTTGAAATTTCCTCAGTCTGGAAGAGTTCGAACCTCACCAACCTGCAAGGCAAAACTGGCCTGCCGCCGGCGGTGTCGTTCCTGCACACCACCAGCGAACTATTTGGCATCAGCATCAAGTGGGCTTTCCCACCAGGTGCAGAGGACGCCCAGCGCACCGAGTTGTGGTACGGCCCGGCGAACAACCAGGCGGCGGCTACCAAGCTGGCCGACCTGGCTTACCCGCAGGCCGACTATCGCATGCAGCAGCTGCAGGCGGGTGCAACGCTGTTCTTCTGGGCGCGCCTTGTGGACCGCACCGGCAACATGGGGCCGTTCTACCCGGTGGTGAATGGCGTGATGGGCCAAGCCAGTTCCGACGCTGGCCCGATCCTTGAACAGATCAAGGGGCAGATCAACGAAACGTCGCTTGGGAAGACGCTCAACGACCGTATCAACCTTGTCGACGGCAATGGCCCGGGTTCGGTGAACAGCCGCATCAACACGGCCAAGAAGGAGCTGGAAGGCCTGATTGACCAGATCGTCGACGCTCTTGAGTACGTTCCCAGCAAGGCCTACGCCTTGAACGACATTGTGCGAATGGGTCAGCACCTGTATCAGGCAAACGGGGCGGTACCGCCGAATAGCCCGCCGCCGAACGCAACCTACTGGACCGACATCGGCACGGTCACGCAGACGGTAAACGCCCTGGTGACGCAGGTTCAGCAGAACTCGGCGACGATCAATCAGCACGGCCAGGACATCAGCGCCCAGGCGTCGCAGTTGAATGCGGTGAGGACGACAGTCAACGATCCAGTCATCGGCGTGGTTGCCACAGCGTCGGGCCTGAGCACGCTGAAAACCTCGGTTACCACGCTCGACGGCAAGGTCAAAACCACCGCTGAACGCGTAGACGGCATCTACGTACAGGTCAATCCACCGCTGCAGGGCGACGATAGCGCGCTGATGGGGTCGGAGGCAGCCTACATTGGAGTCTGGTCAACTCAGTCAGCATTGATCGAGGGGGATCTTGTCCAGGGGCAGAAAACCGAGGCCGTCGAGGTGAAGGTGGCGGCGACCGCCGCGGCAGTCGCCGCCGAGCAAACCGCAAGGATCAGCGGCGAGGGCGTGCTCGCGTCCAGCATCGAGACGCTAAAGACCTCGGTGGGCGGCAACACCCTGGCCATCCAGACCAACGCCACGGCCATTCAAACCGTCGACGGCAAGGTCACTGCGAATTGGACTGTGCGGTTGCAGTACGAGGCTGCCACCGGCCTCTACAAGTACGCGGGTATCGGGCTTGGGTTGGAGAACGGGCCGGGCGGTCTGCAGTCGCAGTTCATCATCGACGCCGACCGGTTCGCCATCGGGCAGGCCGGCATCGTGCCCTTTGCGGTACAGGGTGGGCAGACTTTCATTAAATCGGCTTTCATCCAGGACGGCACGATTACCAACGCCAAGATCGGCAACTACATCCAATCCAACAACTACGACCCGGGTAAGGCTGGTTGGAAGCTGTTCTTTGATGGCACGTTTGAAATCAATGGGGTTGTTCCTGGGCAGGGTAGATCAATGATGACAAATAGATCATTACGGTTTTGGGACAATGGCGGCGTCAAGCGGGTCCAAATTGGGGATCTAAGCGAATGAGTGTTGGTATGAGAATTTGGGGCGCTAATGGCGCCCTCCAGCTGGATGAGAATTCATTTACTGTAAGGATTGTACACTCACAGATTGTTCAGGCTGCAGCCGGTCAAGGTAGATTTATTGATTTGGCGATTCCCGGATATCCAGATGTTAATCCTACTACGTATTCTGCTGTTTGTGTTCCTGTAGCACCATATGAAGTTAGTGGTCAACGTACACCTATTACATATACACCTATTATTTATCCGGGTCCACCGGGTTATGTAAGGGTTTACTTTGGTGCACCGGGCGGTGCTGCTGGTTCACCTATTGGAACAACACCTCAGAGACTTTTAGTTATGAGGTATAAATAATGTCCTTCGGCCTAACTTTTGTAAACAATAAGGATGTTGTAACTCTTGACTCTGAATTTTCCAGGCTTGTAATTGTAGAGTCTGGAACATGGACAACAAATAGCAGTCAGAATACGCCAATCTTTTTCAAGGCAGCGGTTACAACTACAGAGCCACCATTGGTATTTGTAAGACCAAATGCTGCTAGCAATTTATACTACTGTCAAGTGATTGGAACACCGGGTAATTGGACCGCTGTATCTTTTTCAACATCGCTTGTTGGTGCAACAGGTAAGTGGTTTTCTGCTGTGTTTAGATCAACACCAACTGCCACATATGGTTTGCGCTTATGGGATGCTAATAAAACCCTTATCTTTGATAATGGAACACCTTGTGCCCAATTCACAGCAACTGTAAACAACTGGACTTATCTAGGTTTAACTCAAACTTTACAAGGTTTATACAATTTAATGTGGACGCCTACTGGTGGATTTCCATTATCCAATGGTGATTATATGCTGATCAATAATATTGCCTTTGACATGCCGGGTCTGCAATCTAGACAAGGTAACATGTATGCCTTTTGGGACTTCCCAAACGATAGAATGATCTTACAGGCGGTAGGTGTTGATTTACCATCAGCACAATATCTACCAATGGTATTTGCAAAACCCTTTTCTTGATTAACGATGAATATGTTACTTGGAGTTTATAATGGCAAGACAGGAAATCAACTTAGGTACAGCGCCCACAGGCGCCGGTGGTGATACCACCCGGAGCGCCGCCGCTAAAATGAACGCAATGTCTACGGAGCTCTATACCGCCCTCGGCGGAGCGACTGGAACTCTCCCGTCCGCCTTACCAATTGCTAAGGGTGGCACTGGCGTGACTGATGGCCGCGCTATATTCACCGAGGTAGGCGTGCAGGGGGCTTCGGGCCGGTACAACATCCAGGGTCTGTATGCGGGCTGGAATGCTGCCGGGCTGGGGGAAGGGCACTTCATCGTAAACAAAGGTAATGGTGACGGTGGTTTCTCTTGGCGCTCAGTAAATGCTGGCAATACCGCCGGTGGCCCAGCCATGACCTACTCATATGATGGGATCTTGAAAGTCACTACCGTATCCGCGTCGGGTGTGGCAGTTGGTACGTTGGCTGTATCGAATGAGGTCTCAGTAGAATTGCCGGTTCGTGGAATTCGTTGCCGCACTGGTGTGAGCGGGGCTTATACAGCTCAGTCCTATAATCTCAACTGGACTGGCTCCAACGTTGACGTGTACATCGGCGCAACGTACGTGGGCACCATGACACTGTTCGGCTCTGACTACCGCTTCAAGAAATACATCAAGGACGCGCCGAAGACATCTTACCTGGACCGTGTCGACGCTTACCGGATCGTCACCTACCAGCGCAAAAACTTTGGCGATGTGTTCAAAGGCGATGACGTCGTTTACCAAGGGCTGATCGCGCACGAGGCACAGGCGGTCAACCCGCTTGCCGTTACCGGCGAAAAAGATGGGCTTGGCGAAGATGGCCAACCCCGCGTTCAGCAACTCGAACCGATGGCGCTGATCACGGACTTGATGGGAGCCGTCAAAGAATTGCGCGCAGAGCTCGCTGCGTTGAAGGCTGCACAGGTTTAAGCAGAGCCCTCCACAAACAAGCACACCGATACCGCCTTGAGCGGTTTTTTTTCGCCTGGAGAAAGCTCAGCGCTTCAAACTTTAAAAGCCGTTACCACGAATGAAAAAATGACCGGGGAGCTTGGTCCACCAGGAAGGGGCTGGGGTGTAGCATCCGGGCTGATCGGCCGGGGTTGCATTGCAACTGACCTGAAGTCGACCAGCCTTAATGTCAGGGCCATCCTGCCCGCCGCTATAAGTTTCACAGGCGCTCAGAGTGAGGACTGCTAAGAAAAGTATTCCGTATTTCATGGGATCCATCCCTGTCCGTTCCGATAATTAATCGGAGTATATCGAAAGAGTATCGCCCGACAAGACGCGGGCTTTTTTTCGTCTGGAGAAAAGTTATGCCGATCACTGAAACCCGCGGCGTTCGTAACCGCAACCCCGGCAACATCGACTACAACTCAGCCAACCAGTGGCAAGGCCAGCTAAAGCCCGATCCCTCGGTTGAGAAGCGGTTCGCTCGGTTTGATACGCCAGAGAATGGCATCCGCGCCCTGGGCAAGGTGCTGCTGACCTATCAGCGAAAGCATGGCTTGAAGACGGTAAAGGCGATCATCAGTCGCTGGGCGCCGGCTGTAGAGAACGACACCGCAGCCTACGTGCGTGCCGTCGAGGCGAACACCGGCACCCGCCTTGGCGCCGAGGTTGACCTAACGCAGCCGATGGTGATGTCCGGCTTCGTCAAGGCGATCATCCACCACGAAAATGCCGGGTTTGCCTATCCGGATGCGGTACTGGCGGAAGGCGTGCGGCGGGCGCTGGCATGACGCCGGTGCAGAAACTGGCGAGTCTGGTGCTGCTGATCCTGGTGTTGATGGCCGGCGCCGTGGGCGTGACCTGGCAGGTGCAGGACTGGCGCATGGGGGAGAAGCTCGCCGAGCAGGCCGGCCTGCACAAGGATGATTTGACCGCGGTCAGCAATGCCGCCGCTACGCAGGCCCGCGCCGAACAGGAAAAGCGGCTGGTCATCGAGAAAGAACTCGCTAACCAGGACCAACAACACACTCGAGAACTATCCGATGCTCAACGCAACCAGGCTCTTTTGCGCGACCGCCTTGCCACTGCTGATGTGCGGCTGTCAGTCCTCCTTGCCGACGATCCAGCCAGTGGCTGCAACGTGCCTACCGCCGCCGGCGCCGTCGGCGTGGTTCATGCAGCCCGTAGAGCCCAACTTGACCCAGCTCATGCTCAAAGAATTATCGGCATCACCGACGCCGGCGACCAAGGATTGATCGCGCTGCGGGCGTGCCAGGCCTATATCAGGACAATTGCGCCCTGACCTACCTTTCAGGTTGCAAAAATCAGCACCACCACAATGAACACTCACCTTGCAAAGGATTGCAAAAATGACAAACCCAATCGTTCCATGGATGGGTGGCAAGCGCCGCCTGGCCGACCGTCTGATTTCTCTCTTCCCTCCACATGAATGCTACGTTGAAGTTTTCGCTGGCGGCGCGGCGCTCTACTTCATGCGGCCCCAGGCTGCACAAGTTGAAGTCCTCAACGATATCAATGGCGACCTAGTGACGTTGTATCGGGTGGTGCAAAACCACCTGGAGGAATTCGTGCGCCAGTTCAAATGGGCGCTCAGTTCCAGGCAGGTATTTGAGTGGCAGAAGATGACTCGGCCGGAAACTCTTACCGATATTCAGCGGGCTGCCCGATTTTTCTACCTGCAGCACCATGCCTTTGCCGGCAAGGTCAGCGGCCAGAGCTTCGGCACCGCCACTACGGCGCCGGCTATCAATCTGTTGCGGATTGAAGAGAACCTTTCTGCGGCCTGGCAGCGCCTTTCCGGAACCTACGTCGAAAACTTAGGATGGCTTGAATGCGCCGAGCGCTACGACCGGCCACACACTTTCCACTACATGGACCCGCCGTACTGGCAGACGGCAGGCTACGGGGTGGACTTTCCGTTCGAAAACTATGAGCGGATGGCCGACTTCATGCGCCGCTGCAAAGGCAAGGTCATGGTGAGTATCAACGACCACCCTGATATCCGGCGGGTATTTGAGGGGTTCCACTTTGAAACGCTGGACATCCGGTACAGCACCACCAATCAGCGTCAGGGAAAAGCCGAGGTCAGCGGCGAGCTTGTGATCATGAATTGGAAACCCTCTGACCTCGGCGGGCTGTTTTAGGGTGCAGGCTGTATCAGGTGGGGCCCCTTGTTCCGTACGTTGCCCACGGCCGTATCGACCTTGAACCATTCGAATGCCTCAGCTGGCTCGCCCTGGTGCAGCACCATCTGCTCGGCGCGCTCCTTGGGCGTGGCCGGGTCAAGCCATTCACGAGCCAGGTCGGGCGTCAGCACCACCGGCCGCCGGTCGTGGATGTCCACCATTCCGCCTGCGCTGTCGGCGGTGATGATCACGAACCCGTCGTGCTCGCCTGGTCCTTCATCAGCGTCGGGCAGTTGGCCGATGGCAGCGCAGAAGATGGGAGCGCCATCGCGCCGCCGGATCAGGTAGGGCTGTTTTTTGGGTCCACCTTCGTCGACCCATTCAAACCAGTTATCGATGGGCGTGATTGCCCGGTGCGGCCAGATCGCCCGGAAGAAAGGCCCATGGGCTACCTTCTCGGCGCGCGCATTAATTGGCGCGGCGCGGTCTTTAGCCCAGTGCGGCCGCCAACCCCAGCGCACCGCCTCAGCCAGGAGCAGCTCGCCCTGGACGTGAAGCAGCGCGACCTGAGTCGTGGGCGCTACGTTGTAGCGCTCAATAGGCAGGTCACCCACCGAATTCGCCAGGGCATTGGGCATGCTCAGCGCTGTGACAAAGTCGTGGATGCCGCGGTACTGTGAAATTCTCCCGCACATGGTGTTCTCCGCTCGTCGGACCTGCTGAACAGCTGGGCGCTGGCCAATCTCTACACTGTAGACACTGACCTCGAGTATTCGTCATGACGATCAACATTGAACAAGTTAACGCGATGGAGGCGTGGTTCGCCTTGCGCACTGATCCTGAATTCATCTCAGCCACTCCAGAGGATCGCTACGAAACGCGGCTCTCACTGGCTGATGATCTGCAACAGAAAGGCCTTATCGACAGCGGCGAGTGGCGTGAGCTGGTAGAGCAAGCGCAGGCCGCGTATGTAGACGAGCTGGGCTGACGCGCCTGCTGCCAGATATTTCTCAGAGGATTTGATATGGATGGTGTAATTCTGAGCGCCAGGATCGAACGAGGCGCGGATAAGCTGTTGGCACAGATTGCAAGGGCGGGCTCAATGATTGTGGCGGCCAAAGCAGGCGCTCGGGCCGACGGGTTCGTATTGGGTTTGGAGTCGGCGCGCGCGGTGGCAGACGAAACTATTGAACAGCTTTACGTCATCTTCGACAACGCAACTGAGGAGCGCCTCAAAGTGCTTTCAAAGTAGCGTCCCGAACCGGGCGCTCTTGAGGCGCCCTCAGTTCCGCCAGCAAACGCTGATTCTCCCTCAGCAAATAGTCGCGCTGTTCGGTGACCAGCTTGATGCCGAGGATAGAGGGCTCTGAGCATCGTTCTTTGAGATCATCAATTTCGATGCGGGCAACGTTGAGGTATGCCAGTGCTTCAGCTAAACGCGTGGCAAGTCCATCGCTCATCTGAACCAGCCCAGCAATATTCCGACGAGCGCCACTTAACCGCTTTAAGGTTTCGTTCAGCTCGTCCTCGAGCAGGGCGCACTGATGCTTGTACATTTCCAGGGGCGTAGGGCAGCCGAGCCACGTTGAGGTGTCTTCGTCGATAGAGTGCATGGTGAGTAAATCCGAATGCTGTATGTTCATACAGTAATCGAGATCTAAGCACGACGCGATTTCAGGCGACGAGAGGCGTTCAATCCGGAGCCAGGAGGACTGCTAAGGTTATTTTTATGAAGTCTTGGTTGTGATCGAGGGTGTCTAGGGCGCCGCGGACATTCTCAGCCACTTCGGTGGAGCCGCGCTGTTCCACCCAGTTCGATAGCTCCGAGATAGAAGCCTCAAGAGCGAGTTGGTTTTCATAGAGTTTCGAGAGCAGGGAAGGGATCAAATCTGAATTTGGCAT